TGATGATTGACTTCCAAACGTGTTACGACCAACCAAATTATGATAATACTAAAACCCCAATAACAACGGGTAACTATAAAACAGGAACAACAGAGCCAATTTTATTATTGGCAATATCTACAACAGGGTTTTCACCTACCGTTTATTCAACACTATATCCTCAAGATAGAATAACATACGATATAACTTGGAACACAACTGAAGTAACCAGCAGTCCCGCTAAAGGTAGAATTACTGAAAGAATTGATAACTTTAATAATAGAACTGATTATGATAACAGAAGTATTTTATTTAAAAGATATCGTGGATATTCATATAACGAAAATAGTCCATTAGGTGGTCTTGTTGGAATAAGTGGTTTAACAGGGACAACTGGTGTATTATATGGTAATACTGGTACAACATTTAACTCAAATTTTGGTTCAGGGTCGATTGTTTCGATACGAAATTTAAGTCCTTCATTTTTTGAAGTTATATCTGTTGTGAGCAATTCTTTGGCGATTATATCAGGTGTAACAATAAGTGTAACTACCGACTCACCTTATTATTCTGGAAATGATGATGGTGTAATGAGTTATTACCAACCTAATCTAAGACAAGACCAAGTTTACGAATACACAACATTTAGTGACGCAATTAACAACTATGTTGGTAACTACTCAAATTTATCACTTGGGTGGTTTGGGAACCCATTTATTTTGGCAAACAATGTCTTTATTTCAGGGTCATACATAAACAACACCATTGGTGACGGTTCTTATAATAACACATTTAATAATAATTGTGATAATAATCAAATAGGTGGTGATTTTTATAACAACTCAACGAATGATGATTTTGACGGTAATATAATTGGTGAAAATTTTAATAACAACTATATTACCTCTAATTTTAATAACAACAGAATTGGTAGTGATTTTAACAATAATATTTTACTAGGTGGTTCTTTTTACAGAAACAATATTGGGAATAACTTTGAGGATAATGTTTGGACTAATTCAGATTTTCAAAATAATGAAATAGGAAATCAGTTTAATAATAATAAAATTTATAATGACTTCTATAATAATGATATTGGTAATGGATATAATCAAAATGAAAGTTATTCACAATTTTATCGTAATTTAATTGGGAATGGATATAATGGTAATACGGTATATTCAGTTTTCTACGAAAATAATATTGAACACGTTTTTTATAATAATACAATTGGACCCAACTTAACTATTGGAACGTATATTTTTAAGGGTAATAGAATTGGAAGCTATTTTGAAAATAATAATTGTTATGGTTCATTCGCATATAACACAATAGGAACTAATTTCAATTATAATGAGGTACAAGATGGATTTGGTTTTGGTGGTCCATCTTCTCAAGGAAATAGAATTGGAAACTATTTTGAAAATAATACTATTGGTGAATACTTTTACAATAATACTATTTCCGATAATTTTCAGAGTAATGAAGTAGGTGATTCATTCCAATGGAATATTGTTAATACCGAAGTTAATAATGTTTGTTTAAGTACGGGTATGTTATATGATATCACAACAGTTAATGTATTCAAAAATAAAAATGGAGATAATAGATTATCGTATTACGATGAAGTGGATGTTCTAACAATAGAAACATTAACTGAAGCTCCTTGTTTAGGTGGGTTAAACGCATTAGACATACCAGAAAATGATTTGAATTTCGGTTTAATATTATAATAAAATAAAAAAACAAAAAACAAAAAAATGATACAAGGAATTAGAATAACAAGCACAAATTTATCAGGGCTTACGGCAAATGTTACTTTTTTACCCACAACGGGTGGAACCATTGATTTAGGGTCTGAAGTAATACCATTTGATAATATTTCGGATTATCCTTATGGAACATACGAATTAGACGTTCCATTATATGATAGAACATATGAAATAATTGTACCAGCACCATTAACAGGTCAGAGTGCATATACTCAAACAGTAAGAACTGTTACCGTTGACGGAGGAGTACAACCATTCTCAGGAGCGGTATTATCTGAAGTATGGGGAACATATACAACAGAGTATATCACAAATGAAGGAATACCATCAACTGATATTGTTTTAGCTGAAGGTATTTGTTCTGATGATGTGGATGCTGCATATTTACCTGGAAATATCGGTGGATGGCCAACAAGTATTAATTCTTTCTTAGGACCATTTATGTCAGGTGGATTGGCAGGTTATCCGTTTGTTGGTAGTGTCGGATTTGGAGCATTTGCAAGTCACGTAGCAACAACTCTTGGTGGAACTTTGTTTGTAACAAGTACTCCACACATTGGTGTTACTGAAGATGGACGTTCAGGTAGAATGTTAAGAAGAGGTAAAGCAAATAGTTTAACTGATAATACCTGTGGTGCAGTTGCGGGAGCAATTGACCAAGTTGTAAATGTATTAACTAATGCTCCAAATATAGAAAATCCACCATTTGACAATGGTAATTATTCTTTTTGGAAATTAACTGATATTTTATGGCCACACAAATATTCATTATCAAATTTTACAGGCACTACTGAAGAAGTCTATAATAAACAAATGATATTGGCAACACAAATAATTAGAGATGACGCTTATGATTATATTATTGCAAATTTACCGTTAGCAACAACAGGAAACACCACAAATGATGTATATTTTTTAAGTGGTATTTTCATTAATAGTGATGTTAGTTCGGGTACAACACAATTTGAATCATATGTTGTTGTTGATAAAGTTATGAAATATGAATTTGGTATTGGGTGGAGTAATATAACTGTTGATTATAAGTCGGGATTACCTATTGACTAAATAAATTAAAAAATAAAAAAATGGCAACAAAATATATTGTAAATAATTTAACAGGGCAAACCATAAATGGTGATATAACAATTAATGGGAATTTAAATGTTACAGGAACAACAAGTGGTTTAGCAACTTACAAAGCACTATTAACTCAGTTAGGTTCTCAGACTGGCACAACCTTAAGTGGTTTTGGTGGTTTTAATGATGGTTTAATTATAGGTGAAACCTATACAATAACTAATTATATTAGTGATGATGATTTTAGTAATATTGCCGATGTAACAAGTGGAGGAATTCTTAATATTGATTATGTTGGTACCGCAACAAATGGTTCTGGAGTCTTTAACGGTCTTACAGGAACAACAAGTGGTTTGGGTAGTGGGGCATCTTTTGATGTTTATATATGTGGAACGACATATAATTCAATTACCGTTGTAACAAGTGGAGTTGATTATGTTGTGGGAGACACAATAACAATATTAGGAACTGAACTTAGTGGTAGTACGCCTACAAATGATATAACAATTACAGTTACTGGTTTTAATCCTAACGTAACAGGTTGTGCATTCATTGCAACAGGAGAAATACCAACAAATTGGAGTAACGGTTCTACTTTAGTATCTAGCGGTAATTTAGTGGTGACAGTATTAGAAAACAATTTGGGATTTGACATTGAGTGGGTTGATGGAGAAGGTTTTGACCCAGGACTTTATTTTGGATTTAATACAACCACAGGACCATTGTATAATACTTTTAATAGAAACACAACATTTGTTTTAGGTGGTGGAAATCCAAATCCGTATTATGGTCCTAACCTATTAGAAACTTTTATAGGTCCTATAAGTTTATCCGAGAAAGATGACGCGATTATTGTTGCGGTTTTTGATACAGTCATACTTGAAGCGGTTCCTGATAGTTTGTATTATTTTCCTATTGATATTCAAATCAAACAAGACACAACACCAATTGTAATAAGTGGGACTGTGGAATCATCGTTTCCTATTAATTATACTAGTATTGCTTTGTTTTGTAATGGAAATTACATTCAATCACTTTACGGGGATGGTACAGTAAATGATATGTCAGAACTTATAACTTACTTAAACTCTGAAACAAATACAAGTTATTTAGGGACATACTCTGACGCCGGAGATGGAGGAGTTCTTTTAGAAATGTCAACCAATTTAGTAAATCAATTCTGTTCTAGTGGAACATTAACGTTTGAGGTATTCAACGATTAAATTTATAAAATTTAAAAAAATGATAAAATATATTAAAAGAAAAAGTGATAATAAGTTTCTACAATCTTTAGAAAATGATGTTTGGGTTGATAACTCAAAGGATGCTTATGAAATGACATATAGAGAATGTGAGAATACAAAAACCACATTACTTAACACATATACTTCTGAAGAAATTACCGAAGTTGTTAATATGTTTAAGAGTAAACCAATTTCAAGAGAAGAAAAAAAAGAACTACTTAATTTATTAAAAAAATAACCCTATTAGAATTTGTGTATTATGTGAAGAATCTAAAGTTTCACAAAAACTTAGTTGATATAAACCAAAACAAAAACTATATTTATTTACAAAGGTAAATGCCGACCTAATTCGGTAGCTAATAAACCAACTAAAATAATTTATAGTGATAAGTCAAGAAGAAATTAAATCGTTCCTAGAAGGGAACGACCCTGAAGAGCACATCGTTGCCATTGAGTTTGATTACCTAACGGATTCAATTTATAAAATCAAAGAAATTCCTGGAAAAGGAAAAGAAATACGTAAAGACACTTTTACCCCATTTGCTTGGGTCGGTGATTTACGTGGTTTAAATTTTTACCAATCATCAAAAGGTCTTCAGAAAGAAGCCATGTCCAAACATGGAATTATGATTGAGAAGTTAGAGACCAAAGATAATGACCGATTAGAACAAGGACTAAAATATATGGTTAAGTGTCTAAAAGGTTACCGACAATTAATCCAATTTTTTAGAGAGGGTGGAGTAGACCCTTGGGGAGAAAATACCAAAGACAAGATTATGATTCTACCTCCTGTAGAACAATATCTAATTTCAAGAGAGAAACGTTTATTTAAAGGATATGAAGAATACAATGACATCACCCGATTTGTATTTGACTTAGAGACGACCGCATTAGAGCCAAAAGACGGTCGCATATTCATGATTGGAATCAAAACCAATAAAGGATATCAAAAAGTAATTGAATGTTCAGATGAAGATGAAGAACGTAGAGGTTTAGTAGAATTTTTTAAAATAATCGATGAAATAAAGCCAAGTATTATTGGTGGATATAATTCAGCGAACTTCGACTGGTATTGGATATTAGAAAGATGTAAGGCTCTCCACTTAGATATTAAAAAAATCTGTCACACTTTAAATCCAAAACATAATATCAAACAAAGTGAGAATATGTTAAAACTTGCCAATGAGGTTGAGAAATATAATCAAATTGGTATGTGGGGTTATAATGTAATTGATATTATCCACTCTGTAAGACGAGCACAAGCGATTAATTCGGGTATTAAGTCCGCAGGTTTGAAGTATATTACTCAGTACATTAAAGCTGAGGCTCCTGACCGTGTATACATATCCCATGAAGAGATTGGGTCAATGTATAAGGATAAAAATGAATATTGGTTAAATGTTAAAAACGGTAAATACAAAAGAGCAGATAAACCTGAATTTAATGACTTAGACACTAGATTTCCCGGAACATACATTAAAGTGACAGGTGATAATATTGTAGAAAGATATCTTGATGATGACTTAGAAGAAACATTATTGGTCGATGATGAATTTAATCAAGGAACATTTTTATTAGCTTCATTAGTTCCAACAACTTATGAAAGAATTTCAACCATGGGAACTGCCACATTATGGAAGATGATTATGTTAGCATGGTCATATAAACATAAACTGGCCATCCCAAAGAAACAAGAAAAAACTGATTTCGTAGGTGGGTTATCAAGATTACTTAAAGTTGGTTACTCAACAAACGTATTAAAACTCGATTATTCTTCTCTATACCCATCAATTCAATTAGTACATGACGTATTTCCTGAATGTGATGTTACGGGGGCAATGAAAGGTCTGTTAGCTTATTTTAGAAATAGTCGTATTATGTATAAAAACTTGGCAGCGGAATGGTATGAGAAAGATAATAAGGTATCTTTAAAATATGACCGTAAACAACTCCCAATTAAAATCTTCATTAACTCTTTATTTGGAGCATTATCCGCACCACAAGTATTTGCTTGGGGAGATATGTTTATGGGTGAACAGATAACATGTACTGGTCGACAGTATCTTCGTCAAATGATTAAATTCTTTATGAAGAAAGGTTACACTCCTTTGGTTATGGATACCGATGGTGTTAACTTTTCAAAACCTGAAGGTTGGGAAGATAGACGATATGTTGGTAAAGGTTTAAATTGGAAAGTTAAGGTTGGTAAAGAATATACGGGAGATGATGCCGATGTTGCGGAATTTAATGATATTTTTATGCGTGGGGAGATGGCCTTAGACACAGATGGGACCTGGCCTTCATGTATTAACTTGGCTCGTAAGAATTATGCGGTAATGGAATCAAGTGGTAAAGTTAAACTTACTGGTAACACAATTAAATCTAAAAAATTACCGTTATATATTGAGGTATTTTTAGATAAAGGAGTTAAGATGTTATTAGAAGGTAAGGGTCAAGAGTTTGTAGAATGGTATTATGAATACTTACAAAAAATTTACGATAAACAAATTCCGTTAATGCAGATTGCTCAAAGAGCGAAAGTTAAATTATCAATTGATGATTATAAAAAACGTTGTTCTCAAACAACTAAAGCAGGTTCATTAATGAGTCGAATGGCTCACATGGAATTATCCATCATACATAAATTAAATGTTAAATTAGGTGATGTTATCTATTATGTTAATAATGGTACTAAAGCCTCACAAGGAGATGTTCAGAAAGTAAATAAACTTAAAAAGGGGTGGACAACAGAACAACTTCAATATCATTTTGATATGTATGGAGTTTATCCTAAGGAATCTGACAGTTCAATGATTCAAATTAATTGTTATAAGTTAGACCCAAAAGTTATTGAGGAAAATCCTGAAATGACTGGTGATTATAATATTCCAAGAGCCATAGCAACATTTAATAAAAGAATTGGTCCGTTATTAGTTGTATTTAAAAATGAGGTTCGTGATGGGTTATTAGTGAACGTACCTGACGATAGAGGATTCTTTACTAAAGACCAATGTTCACTAATTAATGGTATACCTTTTAAACAGGGTGACCAAGACACGTTAGAAGAAGTCTTAACTTTATCTGAAGGGGAAGTTAAGTATTGGGATAAGAGAGGTCTTGACCCTGACTATATTTATGAATTAGCGTCTGAAGGATGGGAAGAGTTTGTTTAATCAAACTTTATTCCATCTGAGGATAATATTAACCACGAATCTTCTACAAATTGAAATTGAACACACGAACTTTTTTCTAACAGAAGTTCTTCCCACTCTTCATCAATTAACCCAACGTCAGGTTTAATTACTGTTTTAATTAAAGATTTTACAATTACATGAGTGTATTCCGTAGAATTTAAAACAACTTCAGAATTTTCAGAATCTCTTACAACAATTAATAACTCTTTATTTAACTTGTGAGTTTTTTCGTGGAGTATTTCCGTACCATCTACAATAATTGTTGACGGTGACATCCTTGTATGATATCTAACCACATTTTTTCTTGGTGTAAAATTAACGGTTCTCATTAGATTACATATATTTGTCTCGGCATTGCCGTAAATTTTTTCTGTTTGTTTAAGTTTTCCGCAAGTAACGCCTCTCGTTCCATAACTTTTTCAGGTTTTAATCTTGTTAACCTACCTTCAGCACCAATAAGTTCTTCAATTAACTTTGTCTTTTCATCTTTGGCTTCAGTTGCCAATGATGCGTAATCCATAGTTATTTCACTTTCAGGTGTTTTAATATTTCCACTAAATTTACCTCTAACTCTTGATAACGCTTCTTTCGCATAAGCGAAGAACCATCTACGAATCCATATTTGTGAAGGATTATTTAAATCTACCCAATCAATTTTATCAAAAGGAACATCTGATGGTAATTTAATAATGTCAGGATTATCTTTTAGACATTTATCTCTATCCGCACCTTCAACATCATAATAGTGATACCAAACCCTACCTTTTGTCATAGTACCATTACCAAAATCAAATTTACCTCCAGGTGTATTCATTAAATGAATTGCTTTTTTACCATTAGGTAATGCGGTGATTTTATATGTTAAATCACCTGCAATCATTCTTCTTTGGATATTAATTTCTTGCATTCTCAATAACATGTCAAAAGCGGGCATCATAAAGTAACCTCCAGCCATACCTCCTCCTTGAGCAAGACCACCTCCTCCACCTAATCCGCCGCCAGCACCTAACGCTCCGAAAGACCATGGGTCGAACATAATGTTATTTAACGTTGCGGGAGAAAACCATAATAATTCATTAATTTCTCTTCCAGCAGGAATTTCATACATTTGTTGATTTCTAACTAATTGTATATAATCTTTCTTTAAAACAGAATCTCCTCCGGCCTGTAAACCAACAATTTTAGAATACGCATAAGTATATCTTTCTTCGTAAGTTAAACTTTTTGTGATAAACGCTTTTGATAATGATTGAGTATCTAAATTAAGATTGTATAACGATGTCCATTGGGATTCGATTAACCAATCTTGGACATATTGAGAATAATCCTCAATAGATAGAGCAAGTAATGAATCTAACATCTCATCCTCGAGCTCAACACTTCTAAGTGGTGCTCCTAACAAGTGTTTTAGTCTTGTGTATAATTGACTTCTTTCTGGTTCTGCTATAACTGCCATGGTTTGTGTTTATATATAAATATCAATTTAAAGTATAAATCAAATCTTCTTCATGGAAAACATAAACTCCTTGAGTTATCTTCACCCGTTTATTACTGAAAATTAATACTTCTTTATTTTTTTTGGTGAATACCATCCAATCAGTAGAGTATTTTTTAACTTGTCCTGTATCTAATACGGTGATTTTACCTTCTTCTTGTTTGATTCGACTAAATGGTTTTATTTGTGCGGTATTTGTCTTTCCATCAACAATTATTTTACAGTCGATACCCCCAATCATGTCCTCTTTGTTCCCTAACTCACCAATTTGTTCTACATTGTCATCCCCAAATTGTTTTTTCAACAAAACAACCGCATAATCTTCGGTTTTACCTCCCATGTCGTGAGTGATTCCTAAAGTCGTCATTAAATTTTGAAATGTTCCCGATTGTGGGGTAAAGATTCTTGATTTATATTCTTCTAATTTCTTAACAAATTTTTTGGTCTCACTAATTTGTTCAAAAGGTTTTAACCCAATAATTTTAATTTCGGGATTACCTTCGTGTCTCATAACTTTGTTAATATCCGTTAATAGAATACAAAAACAAGTATAATTGGTGTTAAGTTTGTTAATCACCGACCTGCCCTCAGTTTCTAAATCATAGATACCCGACATTTGACCTTCACCATATTCATTTTGACCATAATAGTTATCGGGATAGATTTCTTGTAGTATCTTTTCAATACCATATCTAAAAGTATTTTTAACTTTTGGATTAATGTTAAAAACAAATTTTATTGCCTCATTCATTTCTCGACTACATTTTTCAGATTTACCCTCAGATAAAACTTCTCTCAATGAAATAGACTCATCCATTTTTTTCTTTAACCTCATCCCTAATAATTGATTCACAAACTTCCAATTAACACACTTCCAAAAATTCTGAATATATTCATCTTTTTTATTTCTGTATTTTAAATAATAGGCATGTTCCCATAAGTCTAACCCTAAAATAGGGTAACCCCCATTCTCAACAACATTCATTAATGGGTTATCTTGGTTTGGTGTTGAGACAATCTTTAGAGTATTACGATTAGTTAATACTAACCAAACCCACCCTGAACCAAAACGGTCTTTACAAACCTCTTCAAATTTGGATTTAAATTTTTGGAATGTTTCGAAGTCTTTCTTTATCTTATCTAAGATATCACCATTTGGTGTTTGTGTCTTTGGGGATAACATCTTCCAAAATAATGCGTGGTTAAATGCTCCACCAGCATTATTTCTTATTGTCTTATCATACTTACCAATTGATTTGATAATGTCTTCTAACTCTAAATCACCATAATCCTTTTTAGATAGTGCGGAATTTAATTTGTCAACGTAACCTTTATAATGTTTGTTATAATGGTATTCCATTGTTTCCGCATCAATAAATTGTTTAAGTGATGAGTAGGCGTAAGGTAATTTTTCAATACCTATTTTTTTCATTTCGGTCAAAAAAAGTTTTTGGTTGTCTTTTTTTTCCTCTACGATTAACTGTTCTGTAATTATGTTAATCTTTTCTTGTATTTTTTTCATATTATATAAATATGAAACTAACTCACATTATTAATCTTATTCATTAACAACTCAACAAAATCACCCTTGTCTTCTATGTTATCACCCATTACGGTATCAATAATATTCTTCTTTTTAGATAACATATCGTAGATAACACCTTCAATTGTATTCTCAAAAATTGGGTAATAAACTGAGACACTATTTTTTTGTCCGTAACGATATGCCCTGTCTTGAGCTTGGTCGTGGTCAGATGGAACAAATGACAAATCGTTCATAATAACCGCTTCACCAGCAGTTAGTGTAATACCAACTCCCGCAGCCCTTAAGTTCCCAACAAAGACTTTTATTTTATCATTCTCTTGAAATTGGTCAACGGCATATTGTCTTTGTGGTTTGGTGCAAGACCCGTCTAAATAAACGGATTGTTTCCCAAAGTGACTATGTATTTTTTGTAATGTATCTGTAAAATTTGTGAAAATTATGACTTTCTTATCTTGGTCAATAATGTTTTGAGCTAGCTCAATTGTATCATTTATTTTTTCTTCGGCAATAACTTGTCTAACTTTCATTAGTTTAGAAAATTGCACGGTTAATGATGAGGATTCTTCTTTTTTATTTTTATACCAATCATAATATTCCCCCATCAGGCCTTCATATAATTTTGATTTTAATCTCAAATAAATTGGTGAAATGATTTTGTCAGGTAAATCTAACACCTCTGTTTTTAATCTTCGTAAAACTTGTCGAGAAGTCCTATCTCTCAACTCTTCCAAATTAGACGCCCCACTAACATTCCAAATCTTACGGTTACCCGCCTTGAATTGATATCCTTGACAATAACGGATTGCGTATGCCATCCAATTCTGAGCAACAGGGCTTTCTATTAAGAACAATAGATTATAATAATTCATTGGTCGTGAGGTCATGGGTGTTCCTGTTAACAACCAAAGTTTATCCACACTTTTAACAAAACTATTAACTAATTTGGTTCGTTGGGCTTGACCGTTCTGAATATAATGAGCCTCATCAATTATGATTAGTTCAAAGTTACTTTTGGTAATTAGAGAATTCTCCTTGTCTTTTAAATCGTAAAAATTCTTTAGGATGTCGTAATTAACTATTACAAAATCGTGTTCTGTTGAGAAGTGTTTCCCTTCCGCAATATAAACACTTCTATCTGTGTAGTTCTCAATTTCTCGTTGCCAGTTAATCTTTAATGATGCGGGACAAATAATTAATATTTTCTTAGCACTTGTTTCTAACGCAGCAATAATTGTGGATGTCGTCTTGCCTAATCCCATATCATCGGCTAAAATAAAACGTTTTGACCCCGCTAATTTTTCAATTGCGAGTTTTTGATGAGTAAGTGGTGGTCTATGGTCGTATTTAGAATAATCAATTTCTACCTTCTCAGTCTTATGAGTTTTAAGTAACGCCCCTTTAGGTAACCAAAAGTCATGAATAGTTTCTCCTGAAAGAACTTTCCCCCAAACATGATAAGATTTTTCCTTCTCCGCTAAAAGTTTCTCAACCCAAACTTCTTTAGGGATTTCGGTGTATAATTTTTCATCAGCAATTTTCTTTGCAAAATAGGGGTCTAAGTCAACCCATTTTTTTGCGACCTTAGGTGAAGTTTCATGAAAATTTATAATGTATTCAGATTGAGCTCTTGTGGGGTAAAACTTTTTGTTAGTTTCCTTTTGAAATTTTAATTTCAGAATATAATTGTTAGCACCTGAATACGTGTCAAGTATCGACAACGCTTTTTGTTCAATCAAATTGATTGTACTTCCTGTGTTTATATTATCCAAAGATTAATGTTTTACCTAACAATAATGAATCTTTTAATATTTATCAATAAAAGAAAATTTATATGAGTGATTTAAGAGTACCCATAACAAGAATTGGGAAATTTTTTGGGTCCGAAGATTATGATTTGGAAATCCGATTTGGAGAAGAATGGTTGTATGGAGATATGAACTTCACCTTAGTATTATATAGAATTGATAAACAAAAAAGTAAAACAGATAACGTTTACGGAGAAACAGTGTCTGACGGTATTAAATTTTTACCTCCAATCGAATTTAAAGGACACGTTCAAATTATGGCACCTGAGAATAAAAACTTAGGTAATTCTAAAATTGAACAGTTTGAACCAGGTAATTTAAAAGTTTCTGTGTATCAAAAACAATTGGACGAATTAGGTATTGATATTAATTTTGGTGATTATATTGGGTACTATGAGACTGAGGATAGAGTTAGATACTACACAGTAAATAATGATGGAAGGGTTATTTCGGACAATAAACATAGTTACGCGGGGTACAAACCGTTTTATAGAAGTATAATAGCATCACCAGTCACAAATAATGAGTTTAGAGGGTTATGATAAAAATATGTAAAATATGTAATATTGGTAAAGAATTTACCTATTTTGGTGTGGAAAAAAAATCAAAAGATGGATTAAGGTCGTCTTGTAAAGAATGTAGGAAAATTGAATCAAAAAAAAGATATACTGAAAATAAAGAATATTTTATCCAATATAACCAATTAACTAAAGAATCTCGTAAAATTAGTAAGAAAAAATGGTATGATAATAATCGAGAAAAATCTAATATTTTATCGTCTATCTGGTTGAAAAATAATCCTGAAAAAAAGAAAAAAAGTGCTAATGTTTATTATTTAAAAAATAAAGAAAAAATTAAAGAATATAAGAAAAAATGGAATAAAAAAAATACAACTTATATGACTGACTACGATAAAAAAAGGAAAATAATTGACCCAATATATAAATTATGGAAAAATATTAGAACCAGAACAAATTACTATCTTACATTAAAAAATGTAAATAAAAACAACTCGACTTATGAATTAATAGGTTTAACTCCTAACGAATTAAAAAGTTATTTAGAGAGTAAGTTTGTTGAGGGGATGTCTTGGGATTTACTGGGAAAACATATTCACATTGACCATATTATTCCGTTATCTTCAGCTAAAACTGAAGAAGAGATTTATAAACTTTGTCATTATACAAATCTTCAACCATTATGGGCGGAAGATAATTTAAAGAAAGGAAATAAAATATAATGAAAATACTAATAACAGAATCTCAAATAGAGGTATTAAGAAGATTATACGAAATAAGTGACCTTGTTGATTATGTTATTCATCATTTGAATAATGATATTAAACGTGGTGGTCCAGGTAATAAACCCGACAATTTTGGGGTATATGAAAATTGGGTAACACAAAGAGTTAGTACTATATTTATAAGTAGATATCCTAATATTAAGTTTAAAAGACTTGACTTTTTAATGGTTGTGTCGGGAGCATATAATGATAAACTAAAAAGAGGGTTTAAAGAAAGTAAAAGAGAGTTATGAACATATTAATTACAGAAAGACAAAAGAAAATGATTCTTGAAACTGTCACAAATAATGAAGAAAAACAACATATTGGTGATAGAGTTATGGTTTATTATAATTTACATAAACATACTTTTTCAGTTAGATATGATGATAAAGTATTTTTACACGCGGATTATGTTAAATTAGGTGATGTTGAATTTAGAGTTAGAAAAGGCGGTAAAGAAATGGTTAGACAGACTGAACAAAAAAATGTTCACGCATTTGTTATTGGTAATCTATTGGATTATTGTGAGTTTCCTTGTGAAAATATTCCAAATGAACCATTAAATAATGTGGTTACCTATAACCCATACAAATACGATAGTTTTGTTTATAAAGGAACAGAAGAACCCGTATACAAAGCCAAAGAGGTTGACATGATTAACCAAAAAAATAAATTATTCGTAATTAACGAAATTAATTCGGACGTTTTATCAGAGTCAGATGAAATAGAAGGTGTCCCAACAAAGTACACTTACATTACATTAGGTTTGTTTGAAAAATTTAAAACTAAAAGATATTATTTTAATAAGATAGTTCCTGTTAAAGACGAATCCCCAATACCTAACAAAATTAAATTGGAGGGTATTGATGGTGATTTTATTTTTAACAAGAATGATATATATTTTAAAGACCAATCGGCATATATAGATAAAAGTAGTTTTGATAATCAAAACCCTAATTTCACATTAAAAAATCAGCAAAAATTATCATCATTTATAGGAATTACCTCATCAAATGTTAGGGAGGCTTTAGAAAAAGCTTTCCCTGAAAATTGGAATGAACAAGATAAAATTTTTACACCTGGTTTACGGGGTGTGTATACTATAGGTGAAAAAACAAATGACCCTTTAGAGGATTGGTCAATAATGAATTATTTTGACACTAAAGATGAAATACATAGTTTGTTATACCTAAAATATTTTGATGATTTAAAAGAAGGTAAAGAAATTAATGATATTGTTGAATGGATGTCAGACTTGTTTAAAAATGACGATGAATACACAAGAATGTTAGTTGATAGACAATGGGATTCGGTTAAAAACGGATTAGAGCTTGAGAGGTTATCAGTTAAAAATTTCTTAGATAAAGTAGGTTCTGATAATGTTACCTACTACCCTCATGGTTCTAAGATGGACAGATGGAATGGGGTTGATGTAACTATAAATGGCGTGAATTACCAAATTAAACCATTAAAAACATTTAACGAAGAAGACGGTAAATATTATATTAATACTTACGGTATGAGAGATTACAAAAATAAAAAAAGTGTTAATAAAATTGCCTTCTCAAGTAGAACAAAAGTAATAGTGTTTGATAATTATAACTACGATGTTCTTAGTAAAAATAAAGCGGTTTTTAATGAAGAACCTTTAATTATTGATTAAAATGCCGTTACCTAAAAAAATAAAGAAAAATATTCCTTTAACCGAATCCAAGACTCTTCTACCAAGAAGACAGGAATTAGTTGACAAAATTAATAAGGATGGAACCTATCTACCTAAATCATTATTACACGCCGATTTAGATGGTGGATTTTTAGAATTTGTTAAAAATGAATTAAAGACCGTTATTGATGGTAAGATAATACCAACAATTGATATTTTAGTAACAACTCAGAATTGGAGTCAATTTACTGAGACGTGGAATTTACAGAATCTTGATAAAAATGTTGAGCCACCGTTTGTTACAACGGTAAGAGTTCCTGAAGTAAAATTTGGAACAAATCCTGCGATACTTTATAATATCCCAAATAGACGACAATATTTTTATGCTCAAGTACCAACTTGGGATGGGCAAAGAAATGGTATGGACATATATAAAATACCTCAACCTGTTCCTGTTGACATTACATATACAGTTAAAATAGTATGTAATCGAATGAGAGAAATCAACGAATTCAATAAAAACGTCATAGAAAAGTTTGCTTCAAGACAGGCATACCAAGTTATAAAAGGACATTATATCCCTATCATTATGGGTAATATTTCTGACGAATCAGTTATGGAATTAGAAAAAAGAAAATTTTATATCCAAAGTTATGAATTTACTTTATTAGGGTTCTTAATAGATGAAAATGAATTTGAGGTTTCACCTGCGGTCTCAAGAGTTTTACAAGTCGTGGAGTTTGATACTAATGTAACAAAAAGACGAGTTAAGAAAGATATTAATACAGGTGGTAATGAAATTAATGTGTTGTTTGTTGTTGGTAATAATGTTAACTCACAGACATTCGATTATACAACAAATATAATAATCGGCTCGACAATTAATATCGAAAGTTTTGATGTTTATATTAATAATGACTTTTATGGTTCAGATTTAACAGAAATCCAAATAAATACGGATGATAAGTTAAAATTTGTGATTGTTAAAACAGATAATACTTTAGAATCAATAATTAGGTTATTTGGTAACCCAATTTAATTCTCACCGTATACGTCAGGTTTCTCCTTACACTTCTCAACTATCATTCTTTCTAAGAATCGATACATTTTAATTCCCTTCTTTTCACAATAGGTCTTTAGGATATCATGAACCTCAATTGATATCTTTAGATTCTTTATTTTTTTTACTTTATTGTCCATGGTAGAAAAAAGGCAGAATTTATTCCACCCAATTTATAAATACTTACTACAAAGTAAAGTATTTTGGTTTTTTTTCTAATATTTATCTATAAAATAAATAAACAAGCTAAAAGAAAAAAAATAATGGCAACAAACAACAAAGTATTCGTGTCTCCTGGAGTGTATACCTCTGAAGTTGATTTGAGTTTTGTGGCACAAAGTGTAGGTGTTACAACTTTAGGTATTGTTGGTGAGACTCAAAAAGGTCCCGCTTTCGAACCTATCTTTATCAGAAACTTCGATGAGTTTTCAGCATATTTCGGAGGAACATCTCCTGAAAAATTCATAAACACACAAATTCCTAAATATGAAGCGGCGTATATCGCTAAAGCTTACTTACAACAATCTAACCAATTGTTTGTAACAAGAGTATTAGGTTTATCAGGTTATGATGCGGGCCCATCTTGGTCAATTACCACAAAGGCAAACGTTAATCCGACAACAGTTGAATTCGATTGTATATCAGGTGAAACAGTTAATTGTGTTTTTGAATGTACATTACCTAATGTTATTAGTTACTCAATTCCATTTACAGGTTGTACCGATAGTGTTAATAGTATTTCATTTACAGGTCCTATCCCATCAGAAATTGCTGCAAAATTAAACTTACCATATGAGAACTTTAATGGTAGTACTGGAACATTATATCAAGATATGACAAATCAAATTTTTGATATTATGAATACTCCATCAACTGAAGTCTCTTCAATTTATTATTATGGACCAATTTCAGGTGATGTATATAATTCACTTTCACCTATCTTTACTGCGGAAACAAATGTGTTTAATGTTGAAAGTGTTGATGAGACAATGATTAACTATGCAGCACCACAAAATGACCCTTGGTATTACGCATTATTTGATAATGTAGGAAATGCGGTTTATAGTGGTTATTCTTTTTGGTCAATCGTTACGGATTTAACTGAAATAATTAGTACTACAACAACAACTAGTACGTTACCAACACCAACACCAACACCTGACCCTTGTAACCCAACACCAACAGGAACAACAACAACAACAACATTACCAACACCAACAAAATGTTTTACAGGTAATTTAACAGGACAAATTTACATATACAAAGGTACGGCATTTACCGATTTTGATGATTTAGTTGTTGCGACCTTACGTTCAAGAGGATTGGCAACTTATGGTAGTGATGACGGTGCGGTATATGAAGTACCAGGTGGAGTTAACGGATACAATCAATTTGACGGTCATGATGTACAATTAGATTGTACAGGAACGTATTCAGGTGTAACCAAAAACCCATTCTCAACATTTGGTATTAATGTGACAGATAAAGACGGTAATCCGTTCTTCTTTGAAACATCATTATCAAATTCAGATAGTAAGTACATTTCTAAAGTGTTTGGACAATCTAATTTTGCAAAACCAAGAACAGTAGTTCCTTTATTTGTTGAGGAAAGATTCCAAGCATTATTAACTTATGGTTGGAGAAAAGGATTTATTAGAGGATTAAGTTGTGAGTTAACGGCATTACCTAACGCAAGACAAGGAGTTGACCCAACTTCAATCGCTTGGTATCTTGAAAAATATCAATCACCTGTGTCACCATGGGTTGTATCTGAATTAAGAGGTAATAAAGTATACAACTTATTTAAGTTTACAACAATTGCTGATGGTGACGACGCGAATATTGAAGTTAAACTTTCAATTGCTAATATCTCGTTTAATAATGGTACTTTTGATGTAATTGTTAGAGATTTCTTTGACTCAGATAATAGTCCTGTAGTTCTTGAAAAATTCACTAACTGTTCTATGGACCCTAATGATAATAGTTTTATCGCTAAAAAAATTGGTACATTAGATGGAGAATACGCATTGAATTCTAAATACGTTATGATTGAACTTAACGAGGATGCTCCCGTGGACGCATTACCTTGTGGATTTGAGGGATATAATTTTAGAGAATATGCTGGTGTTAGACCTCCATTCCCAATTTATAAAACAAAATATGATTTTCCTGGTGAAATAGTTTATAATCCACCGTTTGGTTTATCATCAGGTGCTGATGATATCATAAGAAGTAATGGTGATAATGTTCGTAGAACTTATCTTGGTATTTCTGATACGGTTGGTTTTGACGTTGATTTTTACACATATAAAGGTAAACAATTACCATTAGATGTTTGTACAGACGTTTCAGGAGATGAATGGGCTTTCCGAACAAGAGGATTCCATATGGACATCAATGCAAGTGGTATTACAATACCAAGTTACTTCTCAACAAGTGGTACACCGGCTTTCTATGTAGGTTCTGCACCATTTACTTCAGACCCTGATAACGAAGCGAATCCGTATTATAGATTATACGCACGTAAATTCTCGTTATTATGTCGTGGAGGATTTGACGGATGGGATATCTATACTGAACACAGAACAAATGCGGATAGATTCGTATTAGGTAGAATTGGTTATAGAAATGGAGCATGTCCTTCATTCAAATACCCAACGGCTACAGGATGGGGAGCGTTTAAACAAATCACTGTTGGTGACAACGGACAAGATTGGGCAAACACCGACTATTACGCTTACTTATTAGGACAACAAACATTCTCTAACCCTGAGGCGGTTAATATTAACGTATTCGTTACACCAGGTATTGATTATATTAATCACTCTGACTTAGTGGGTGATGCAATTGAAATGATTGAGTTCAATAGAGCGGATTCAGTTTATATCTGTACAACACCTGACTACAACATGTTTGTTCCGTCAACGGGTGACCAATTAGATTTAATTTATCCACAAGAAGCGGTAGACAATTTGGAAACTGCGGGTATCGACTCAAACTACACGGCAACTTATTACCCATGGGTTTTAACAAGAGATACTGTAAACAACACTCAAATCTATATACCTGCTACGGCTGAGGTAACAAGAAACTTGGCGTTAACGGATAATATTGCTTTCCCTTGGTTCGCTGCGGCGGGTTACACTCGTGGTATCGTAAGTGCTATCAAAGCGAGAAAGAAACTTACTCAAGAAGATAGAGACGTTCTTTATAAAGGTAGAATTAACCCAATCGCAACCTTCTCTGATGTTGGAACTGTAATTTGGGGTAACAAGACCATGCAAATTAGAGAATCTGCTCTTGATAGAATCAACGTAAGAAGATTATTGTTACAAGCTCGTAAATTAATATCTGCGGTTTCAGTAAGATTATTGTTTGAACAAAACGATGAAAAAGTAAGACAAGATTTCTTAGACGCGGTTAACCCCATCTTAGACGCAATTAGAAGAGACAGAGGTTTATACGATTTCCGTGTAACAGTTTCTTCAGATGTTGCTGACTTGGATAGAAATCAAATGACAGGTAAAATCTATATTAAACCAACTAAATCGTTAGAATTTATAGATATCACATTCTATATCACTCCAACAGGTGCATCGTTTGATAATATCTAAAAATAATTTTAAGACAAGTCGACATAAAACTCGACTTGTCTTTATTTATTAAGTAAATAATATGTTAAAAAATAAAATTATAGAAGGTATTACAGAAGAGGGAACTCCCGACATGAAATACTATGCCTTTGATTGGGATGATAATATTATGACCATGCCAACTAAAATACTTTTAAAAGATGAAGATGGTGATGAGGTAGGAATGTCTACTGAAGATTTTGCGGAATATAGAACTGATATCGGTAAAAACCCTTTTGAATATGAGGGACACACTATTGTAGGTTTTGGGAAAGAACCTTTTAAATACTTTGGAGTAAAAGGTGATAGACAATTTATTGTTGATTCTTTATTAGGTAAACCAGGTCCTGCTTGGAGAGACTTTGTTGAGGCAATTAACAACGGGTCAATTTTTTCTATAGTAACTGCTAGGGGACATACCCCAAGTGTTATTAAAGAGGCGTGTTATAATCTTATTGTATCTAACCATATGGGAATTAGTTCAAATGAATTAGTTAAGAATTTGGAAAAATATAGAGATTTGGCCGATGAAGGTGAAATGTCTAAAAAAGACATGATTAGAGAATATCTTGATATGTGTAAGTTTTATCCTGTCACTTATGGTGAAGGTTCTGCAACCAACCCTGAAGAAGGTAAAATTAAAGCTTTAAAAGAATTTGTCCAATTTGTTAGGGAGATGTCTTCAAAAATTCATAAGAAAGCATTTCTTAAAAACAAAGTAACTAATAATTTTCTACCTACAATAGGATTTTCAGATGATGATATAAGAAATGTTGAAAAAGTTAAATCAGCATTTGAAAAAGAACCAGATAATATAATTAAAACATATTTAACTGCAGGAGGAATAAAAAAAGCATATTAACTAGGCAATTTATAATAGAAAGATTAAAATAAAAAAAAACAAAGTAAAGAGAAAATTTTTCATCTCGATATATTTATAATAAACTAAACAAACAAACAAAAAAATAATACAATGGCTGATTTACTAATGAAAATGCCGATTCCTTACGAACCGAAAAGGAACAATCGATTTATACTTCGTTTTCCTTCAACTTTAGGGATTAATGAATGGTTCGTTGAAACGGCCGCTAGACCACATATAACAATAAATTCTGTTGAGATTCCTTTCTTAAACACTTCAACATATGTTGCGGGACGTTTTAACTGGGGTGAAATAAACGTTACGTTTAGGGACCCTATTGGACCTTCAGCATCACAAGCTCTTATGGAGTGGGTTCGTTTATGTGCTGAGTCTGTAACAGGTCGTATGGGTTATGCGGCAGGATATAAGAAAAATGTTGACCTTGAGATGTTAGACCCAACAGGGGTAGTTGTTGAGAAGTGGATTATGGAAGGTACATGGATGAAAGACGTTAACTTTAACTCATTAGGATATAGTGATGATAAAGTTGCAACCGTAACCGCCCAACTTAGAATGGACCGTTGTATATTGGTTTACTAGATTTTTTTACATACCCTTTACACCCAAAATAAAAATCCGTATATTTATCATAATATGATAGTATATGGATTTTACTTTTTTTACAACAGATAATAAGTCGGGATATAAAACAACTGAAAAATGGTTATCAAATAATCATCCCCAATTATATCAAAAAATAATAGATTATTCTATTAACATTTCTTTGGAATTAACTTTTAAAGAAAAAATATGGTTTTATTATAATAATCTTTCGGAAAGACCAAAATGTCTTACTTGTAATTCGGGATTAAAATTTAGAAATAGATTTGATAATCCATATGGTGAATTTTGTTCTTTAAAATGTATTAATGGTAACAAATTGGAAATGGTTAAAAGACAAAAAGAAACCTTCCAAAAAAAATACGGGATTGATTTTTATCCTCAACATAAAGATTTTATGATTAAACAAAAAGAAACCAAGTTAATTAAATTTGGTGATGAAAATTATAATAATCTTGAAAAAAATCGAAAAACGAGAGTTGAAAAATATGGTGATAAAAATTATAATAATTTTGAAAAATATAAACAAACTTGTTTAGAAAAGTATGGTAATGAAAATTATAGTAAAACTAATAACTATAAAAATAAAATTATTAAAACCTTTAAAGAGTTATATCCTGATATCACTTTTATTGACATAAAGAAAGAATCTCTAACCGTTTCATGCTTCATATGTAATGAAACATCTGAATTATCAAAACAATTACTGTATGAAAGGTATAAAAGAAATTATATCGTTTGTTCTAAATGTAACCCTATCGGTTCTTCAAATAGAAGTGGGTATGAAAATGAAATTTGTGATTTTTTAGAAAAATTCAACATTGATTACGAAACAAACAAAAAGATACCAAATAAAAAAACTGAAATGGATATATTTTTACCGAAGTTTAATATTGGTATTGAAATAAATGGGGTTTATTGGCATAATGAATTATTTAAAAGTAAAAATTATCATTTACAAAAAACGATTGATTGTGAAGAAAATGGAATAAAACTTATCCATATTTTTGAGGATGAATGGTTATATAAAAAAGAAATTGTTAAATCAATATTAACAGGTAAATTTGGGTTAATTAAAAATAAAATTTATGGTAGACATTGTGTGGTAAAAGAAATTACCTCAAAAGTCTCAACTAAATTTTTAAACGATAATCATATCCAAGGAAATGTTAATTCAAAAATAAAATTAGGGTTATTTAAAGATGAAACATTAGTTTCTGTTATGACCTTTTCAAAAGGTAGAATTATAATGGGGGGTAAAGATACCGAGTGGGAGTTAAATCGTTTTTGTAATTTATTAAATCATAATGTAATTGGTGGGGCATCAAAATTATTAAAATATTTTGTTAAAACATATCAACCAGATAAAATTATATCATATTCAGATATTAGAATATTTGATGGAGGAATGTATAATAAATTAGAATTTAAAAAGATATCCCAATCAAAACCAAATTATTGGTATGTTGTTAATGACTTAAGAAAACATAGATTTGGGTATAGAAAGTCGATATTAGTTAAAGATGGGTTTGATAAAAATATGACGGAACAACAAATTATGTTTAACCGAAAAATTTATAGGATATATGATTGTGGAAATATTAGATGGGAATATACTAATTAATCTTTATAAAAAATAGACTTATCCTATTATTTAATATAAAAACAATTCAATATGGAACAAGATTTAATAAAAGCTGGGTCTGATGGATTTAACTTACCTCATGATGTGGTTACATTACCTACAGGTGGAATATTCTACAAATCTAAAAAGAAATCAATAAAAGTCGGATATTTAACCGCAAACGATGAAAATATTTTAATTGGTGCGTCCCAAAACGCTAATACCAATATCATTTTAACATTACTTAGAAATAAAATTTACGAAACAGAATTACGACCTGAAGAACTTTTAAATGGTGACGTTGAGGCTATTATGATTTATCTAAGAAATACTTCTTTTGGTCCGGAATATGATGTTACTCTAACTGACCCTAAAACAGATAAACCATTTGTAACAACGGTCGTTTTAGACGAATTAAACATTAAACAAACTAAAAGTAAACCTAATGAAGAAGGTTTGTTTATAACAACATTACCTAAATCAGGTGTCACAATTAAATTGAAACCTTTAAACTATTCCGAAATTATTGAATTAAGTAAATTAGGTGAACAATACCCTGCGGGACGAGTTGTGCCGACTGTAACATGGAGATTAAATAAACAAATTCAAGAGATTGACGGAACAACTGATAAAGGACAAATTGCAATGTTTATTGATTCTCTCCCAATTATGGATTCTAAATATATCCGTAATTTTATGAAAGAAAACGAACCGTCATTAGACCTAAGAAAAACAACATATGCCCCATCAGGAGAAATGGTATCTTTTGAGATATCCTTTGGGGTTGAGTTTTTTCGGCCTTTCTTCTAAATATCGACAACACCTTATCGAGGAATATTATTTAATGGCAAAATTTCTCAGAACTTCATATTCTGATTTTTATCGTATGCCTACCTTTGAAAGGAAATTTCTTATTAATAAAATAGTTGAACATAATACACCCAAAAATTAATTTAAAAAAGGGTGTATTGTGTATTTATAGTAAAACAAAGTAATGAGTGGAACTAATGATGATGATGGTTTAGAAGGAGCTAAAAAATATACCAAAAGTGTGTTTGGGGAATTCGAGGAGGCTTTTAAATCAAATTTTGAGATTGACAAAATTTATGACACCATGGCTAATGTCGAGGCTTCAGCCGCTGAAGTGGCGAAAAGTTTTGGTCAAGGTAGGGAACAAATTACCGCAATTAAAGCTGGATTGGCGGATGCGTATACAAGTGTTGCTCTATTGGGGGGAAAATTTAGTGATATTGTTGATTTACAAAAAGCGGCAGCAACTCAATTAGGTCGAAACGTTATACTAACTTCTGAGTCTTATGAAAAACTTTACGCCACCGCCAAAGTAACAGGACAAAGTAATAAAGAACTTATTGAGGGTTTTAAAAATGCAGGATTCTCACTATATGACGTGGGTAACCAAATGGAGAAAGTTATTAATAGTGCGAGAGAAATTGGGGTAAACGCTCAAGCGGTTTCAGGTCAGGTAGTAAAAAATATGTCTGCTATGAACCAATTTAATTTCCAAGGAGGTGTTGAGGGAATGGCTAAAATGGCGGCACAAGCGGTTAATTTGAGGGTTGATATGACTAGAACTCTTGAAATTGCAAAGGGATTATTTGAACCTGAAAAAGCGATTGAAATGGCTGCGGCAATGCAAAGATTAGGTGTTGCTCAAGGTGATTTATTGGACCCATTAAAATTAATGGATTTAGCTCAAAACGACCCTGCGGAACTCCAAAATCAAATTGCCCAAATGTCAAAACAATTTGTTCAACTTAATGCCGATGGACATTTTGAAATTATGCCAGGGGCTAAAAGACAACTTATGGAAATAGGTAAAGAACTTGGGTATAATAATGGTGAATTAGAAAGAATGGCCTTAGGCGGTGCTGAGTTAGAACAAAAAATGGGTAAGATTAAATTCCCTGAATTTGCCACCAAAGAACAACAAGAGATGTTGGCTAATATTACTGAAATGGGGGCGAATGGTGATATGAAAATTAATGTTGAGGGTGAGGAGATGGATATTAATAGTGCTATTGAGAAATTCGGTACTAGTCCTGAGTCATTTGAAAAATTAATTGAAGCGAGTCGACCAAAAACCATGGAAGAATTAGCAGAACAACAGTTGAGTACCCAAGAGTCGATTGATGCGAATATTGCGGCGATTGCGAAAACAGGTTATGGGATGGCTCGAACTAAAGTTGGAACACAAGCCGAGGATGCGATGAGAACTGTTGCGAAAAAAACAACTCAAGTACTTGGTGGAGAATCGTTATCATCTAAAAATATTGGAAAAGTTGTTGGAGGTGGTATAGAAAACTTTATTACATCTGTAAATACCGGCACACCTTTTTTAGAGGCGTTAGCAACTGCCGCACAGGGAGCGGAAACCTTCTTTAAAGGAACTTTCAAGGAGGTAACCGATAATACTGCCACGTCCATTAAAGAATTAGGGGAATCTACAAACCCATTATTACAATTTTTTGTTGGTGCCGCTAAGAAAGGAGTAAATGCGGTTATGGAACATGAAAAAATAACCACCCCTGTTTCACCACCATCAAATACCGAAATTAAAGTTAATGATTTTGTTATAAAAACATTGGATACGGATAAATTTGTTATGGGAGGAGGAACTAATCCTATGGGTAATAATTCTGAAGGAACTACTAAAACTATGTCAGGACCTATTGATATAAATTTAAATATTAAAGTTGATGCTCCTGGTATGGATACCTCACAATTATTATTGGCTCTTAGTGACCAAACAGTTAAACAAGGAATTATTTCAGCAGTTGGTACTGCGGCTAATAATGCGAATGGTATAGGGGAACCTAATCCTAATACTGAAGCACGAAAACAATATACCACTTAAAATGATGATTTTAATATAAAAATAGATATGAACTCTATTTATAAACAAACATAAAACATGACAGGGAGTACTTTATCTTTTATATCAACATCAAGTTTTAGAAACAGTTTGATGGCCAAAAATTTGTCCCAATATACTGTGCCGGGGGTTTATACTTCACCATCAGGACCATTGAATTATGAAATCTCTCAAACAGTTTCAAATGTTATTGATTCTCCTGATACGTTAATTAGTGAAGACCCTTATGCTCAACAACTATATCCACTAAATGAATATGGTCCAAATGGGGGTTACAATTTAAATATTACATATAATAATCCGCCACTACCTGTTAATTCAAATCAAGGGGAATATAGTCCGACAGATACTGTTTTAGATTTAGTTAATGAGTTTTTTATTGATGCAGCATTTATTGAAAACACTTACGGACCTGAAGGGGGTTTTAAAGACATGGTTGTTATTGACAGTATTCAAAATAACAACAAACTTTATTTACCTTATTCACAATTTACCGCATCATTTTATTCGCCATTTGAAATATTAACATCGACAAATCCTGTTGGTAGTAATGGACCTTTATCCCAAGATTCATATTTGGCTAAAATAGGTGCTCAAAGTTTAAAATATGCTTTTGAAGAAAGAGTTGCCCTTGAAATATATCAACACACGGTTGGTGCGGTTAATTTACAAGCGTTACAAGACCCATTTGAAATTAGTTTATTACTTTCAGGACAACAACCTTTAATTTATAAAAATTGGAGGATTACCGTACCTGAAAATCCTATATTAGCTGCGGTTGATTTGGCGACAAGATTGGCGGGAGCTTATTGGCCTGTTTCACCAATTCCTGGTGATTATTTTAATGAGAACGAACTTAATGCGGGACAATCAAAGCAAACATCGACCGCATTAAACGTAATTAATCAATTAACGGGTGGTTTTTTAGGTCCAATTTTAAATAAAACAAGAAACCCCTCACAAATATTTTTAGCCAATACAGGTAATGGACAAAGGTCGGCATTATTTGCAAATATTAATTATAATAGATACCAACCAAGTTATGATAAAAGTTATGGTGGTTTATTGGGTGTTGGACAAGCAATTGTTAATTTAACTGTTAATTTAATTAACCCTAATAATGGTACTCTTGTTGGTGGTTATTATGTTGGTAGTAAAAATGCTGAACCGTCAACAATTACCTCACCACCAAATCAAGTTCCTGTTGACCCATTTGGAAAACAACAACAAACGCCTGTTTATGGTCCGTCTGAATTAGGTATTCTTTATGAAGGTAATGAAACTAAATTAAACTTTGGATTAGCGGGTAAATCATCAAGTGATGGTGGAGGAATTGATGGTCAATTTGTTTGGACATCACCTAAATACAAAGGTAATGCAGGATTTCATGCGACACCTGGTGGAGGGTCAGGAAGTTTAGACCAAGAGTTTAATCAGATTAGTTCAAGTTATCAAAAAGGAGAGTCCACAAATATCACCTTTAAAGAATCGTCAATACTTGACCAAACACAAAGAATTATTGATTCTGCGGATAACGTAACAGGTATTAATCGATTAAAACATGTTGGTAATGCGATGAACCAAGTTAGTAAAGTATTCCATGACGGATATAAAGAAATAACCAAAGGTTCCCAAGTGGTTTCATATACTGATAATACAACAGGAGGTGAGGTTGGTATTGAATACTGTAGAGTATTTACCAAAGATACTCCATATTATACCTATAATGATTTACAAAAGACCGATGGTATTACTACATCAGGAAGAAGGTTTACGAATTCCGTTTTTGATAATACATTCAACCTAAACATTGCTCCGTTAAAAAATCCTGGGTCGACAAACATTATGCCTGACGATATAAACGGAAGAGGTGGGTATGCCAAAAAATATATGTTTTCGATTGAAAACTTAGCGTGGAGAACATCAAGTAGACCAGGATTTACATATGACGAATTACCTGTTTGTGAAAAAGGTCCAAATGGAGGAAGAGTTATGTGGTTCCCACCATATGATATTAAATTTAATGAATCGAGTACGCCGTCTTTCCAACCAACCGATTTCTTAGGTAGACCTGAACCAATTTACACATATAAAAGTACCTCAAGAACAGGGACTTTATCTTGGAAGATGATTGTTGACCACCCATCAGTAATGAATATTGTTGCGGAAAAACAATTAAAGGGTCAAAACAAAGAGAAACTAAACTCAATTATGGATTCGTTTTTTGCGGGATGTGTTAAATTCGATATCTATGAATTGGCGAAAAAATATAATACAATTCCTGCTGCGGATTTATTTACATATCAACAAGTTTTAAATAACCCAAGATTGACCGATGAAGAGTGGGCAGGTATTAATACGGAACTTTCCAAAGAAAATACTGATACTACAGGTAATAATCCGAATACAAACACTAAAACTGCGGTAACTGACGATACTTCAGGTGCGGAGTTTGAAAATAAGTATTTAGATTTTGCTTTCTATTTTGAAAATGATATTCCTGGTAAAAATCCTGAGACAACAACCACAGTTGATTATCAATCTATATATGGGACTTATACCTCAACGAGTAATATTGACAAATACGTGGATAGAGCAAAAAGCACATTTAACTCAGATGATAGAGAGGTTAATGTTGAACAGTTCTTCAACACTGTAGTAATAACTAACTTTAATACTTTTAGTAAAGGTTTTGTTAAAGATGCGTTTAATTTATTAACAAGTAATCCTGAAGCAAAAATTAGTGTTGTTATGGAGGGTTCCGCATCCGCAGTTGCAACTGTTCCATATAACAAAGCCTTGTCTGAAAGAAGAATCAGTTCAATTAAAAACTTCTTCCAAAATTACAAAGATGGGGACGCTTCATTAGGACCATTTATAACTAATGGTAGGTTTATTATAAAGGCAGACCCTGGAACAGGAGAAGAAACTGTCATCCCTATAGCAGGAACAACGACAGGATTTGATGTTGATTGTAGAGTTAATCAAAAAGATAAGACAGGTAAAGTAACCTCAAATTCACAAATATATGCGGTAAGTGCTATGGCTTGTAGACGAGTTAAAGTTAAAACAATTGATGTTGTTATACCCCCTAAACCTGCTCCAACACCTGACCCAATTAAAGAAATTAAAACTGTGAATGTTGATGTTCCAAAACCAGTACCAACAGTTGATACAATTAAGAAAATTAAGGAAGGGATTACTAAGAAAATATTAAGAGGACTTTTATCTGAGTGTGATTATTTTGAAGTTATTAAACAAGAGTCACCAATGGTATATGACTCGTTTAAAGAAAAGATTAAATACTTTAATCCTGCGTTCCACTCAACAACTCCTGAAGGGTTAAACGCTCGTCTAACCTTTTTAAATCAATGTGTTAGACCTGGAGAAACCATTCCAACAATTGGCACTGACGGTAAACCAAAATATAATGATGCAGTTAATACGTCATTTGGTGCACCACCCGTATTAATTCTAAGATTAGGTGATTTTGTTAATAGTAAGATTATCCCAACATCATTATCTTTTTCATATGAACCTTTATTATTTGATATGAACCCTGAAGGTATTGGTATACAACCTATGCTTGCCAATGTCAGTATGGGATTCAACATTATTGGTGGTATGGGTCTAAAAGAACCTGTAGAAAGATTACAAAACGCACTATCGTTTAATTATTATGCAAATACAGAAATATATGATGAAAGGTCAGTTTGGACTGAAGATACTTCAGCATTAGATAAAAGTGTTGTTGATGCTATTTTAGCGTCTCAGACACCTGCAACTGTTGCAAATGTTGACAATCCTCCGACAAATAATGGTGGAACAACTATTGGAGAAATTATAACTAATATCCCCGTTCCTAGTGGACAAACAGGTGAAATTGGGTATCAAAAAATTATGGATAGTTTATTAACAGAAACTAAAAATTATTTCGAATTAGTTACCAATAAATTAGAGAGTGTTAACTCAAGTTATAACTATGGGGTTGTACAAATGTTAAATTCAAAACGAAACTATAATGAAGGTGTTGCAAGCGGAGGTACAGTTAATCCCGTTCCGAGAGCGGTGGAAATATATGGTAAATCAAATTATACAGAAAAAGATACTGATTTAATTAAAAAACAATTTACTGACGCAATTGCCGCAATAAATAGTACTAATAACCCAATCATTAAAGGTTTATTAAAAAACTTTGACCCGAATTCAAAAGCTATCAGAGACGTTAGAACTAATATGGTTGATTATGTTAATAGTTTGGAAACAACATTTTCAAATGGAATTACTACAATTATGCAAGAAGTCGTGGTTTTTGAACAAAACTATGTTCAGATAATTAGAAAAATTAATTTGGTTACGAATTTGACTGACGGTAAACTTTTAGATACTAATACACCCAGAATTTATAATTTGTCGGCAACAACCCAAGTTAGCGAATCAAGTAAAACGGGAACTAATATACCTGACACAACCTATAGAGAATTAGTATTTGATTTCCAATCACTAAACGCTGCAACCACTAAATTTAATGCTTTATTAGGTAGTAATGACTATCAAATAGCATTTATTGGTGACCCATATCGTGGTGGTGACTTTAAGGTGTTGAATCAGGATAAGTTCCCATCAGTTCCTGGAAATTACGATAAAACCTTTTTCTTTATTATGGCAAGAATTCTTTCCGATAAAAATAAAAAAGATGAATTTATTAACTATGTGATTAAAGGTGATTTAACAACATTAAAAGACCCTGTAAATTTAAAAAATAAATTTGAAAAAATTGTTAATGATTTATCTGACGATTATAAATCAGAACTAAAGGATGAAGAAAAAATGTTTACAAAATTAAAAAAATCTTCAGATTATAAAAAATTAACTGACGGTATTGAGGAAACCATGTATCCTAAAGGTAAGACAAGAAAATTTGCTTATACGACTATTCCATTAACCGATGCTGCTAAAGTTAAAGAACAATCAGGTTGGATAAGTGATTTATATAAAACTGTTAATATTGAGCCTGATAATAAAAAGACTTATCTTGGAAAAATTAAATTTGATTAACCATGGCAAAACAAAATTATAACAGATATAGCAATTTTATTCTTGATGGTCAGCAAACAGTTGTTCCTTATATCACATTACCCACTAAATCTACCGATAAAAGGTATATATATAAGGTTGGACAGTCAAGAATGGATAAAGTTTCCCAACAATATTATGGCTCGCCAACTTTTGGGTGGTTGATTATGCAAGGTAATCCAACATATGGAGGACAAGAATGGAATATTCCTGACGGTGCTATCTTGACAATTCCATTTCCTTTAGTAGCTTCTTTACAGGACTATAAAAATCAATTAGACAATCATTTCTTCTATTATGGTAGGTAAACCAGAAAACATATTGGTCGAACTCGACTACAATAACATTACAATAATTGACCCAAACAAAGTTGTTGACGAGCAAGGTGTTGCCTCTGACAGACATGTTAGACAAGAAGACTTAGTAATGTATGCCAATTTGGAGTGTAAAGTTCTTCCAAGGACTAAGTTATCCGTGGGAACCGCAAGTAATGATGCCATCCAAACTATTTCAGTGGCGTCTATGAATTTTTTAAAGCCTGCGGGAAAGACTTTTTTGGATAATGAATACACCGATGAGTTCACAGGAAAAGACACCATTCAAGGGAAGGGAGTTAACCAACCAAAACAGACCTCAGTAACCAACCCTAAAAACGATACCGATTTTTATATCAGACAAACAATTAACTCAGGTGGTAAACCAGGTTCGACTGATAATGGATTGTTAGGTATTACAAGTATTTCTATAAGACAAAACACTTCGTTTATGTCAACCATTCATATATCTATGGAGGACATAAAAGGAAGGGCGTTATTTGAAGGTGGTGATAATTCACCTTATGCCGCGTTTTTTAATTTACCGTATCCACTATTTTATTTAACTATAAAAGGGTATTATGGTAAAGCAGTTCGATTACCGATAATGTTAAAAGATTTTACTTCGAGATATAACACTAGCTCAGGTAATTTCCATATTGAATTGAATTTTTTAACTTACAAGTACACAATTTTAAGTGAAGTGTCAATGGGATACTTAATTGCTGCTCCGCACATGTATAAATCAAGGGTAAAAATACAGACAACAAGTGGTAATGCAAGCCAATTTTCTAATGTTGACGATACAATTTATGAAAGAGGATATCAAAAAGTTAGGGAGATGTATAGTGAGTATAAAACTAAAGGATTAATTCCTGATGATTTTCCAGAATTGACTCTTGTTCAAATGCAAAACAGGATTGAGAATTTTATTAAAAATATTTTAGATTCTTTTAGTAAACAAAATTTAGACCCATTAACTAATGTTGACACGTATAGAAGTCAATTAATTGCCTACCAAAAAGATGTTTATTATGCTGATAAAGTATCTTGGTTTGATAAGTACATGGATAAGAAAAATTTTTTTGTATTAAAGAAAGGGTCGATGTTATCAAGTGGAGTTAGTTTAAATAATAGTGATACTAAAATTTATTCATTTAAACCTGAATTTAAAACTCTTCAACAACAAAATACCGCTATTTCAGAATTAAAAAAACTTATCGCGGAATACAATACAAAATTAAATGAAAATACTTCTGTTGGTAAAAACGGTTCATATAAAATTGACGATAAAACCAAACAATGTCAAATAGTTTGTGATATTGATTATAGTGATTTTACAATAGAAATAACATCAAATGACGTTGATTTAGTAACAACATTTAAGGAAAAAAATAATGATAAAGAACCTTTAGACCCAACTGATTTAACCGAGCTACAGGCAGAGTTAGATAAGAATAAAAATTTTAATTCAGGTAAATATGTTGACCGTGACGGTAAACAACAACCAATTTATGTTTATCATGTTTTTGAAGGGAATAAACGATTTGTTGATAAAATAGATAAGTTAACCAAAATATTAACCGAAAAAGAACAACAGATTGAGGTAGAATTAACAGAAGCATTATCTAAGTTATTACAAAGTAAGGACAGTGGAATTGGATTTGTCCCAAACATAAGAAATGTTTTGGCGGTTATTTTTGCTAATGGAGAGGCGTTTTTAAGATTGATGGATGATGTTCATACTAGTGCTTGGAACCAAAGAGATAATAAATATCGAAAAGATATTATTTTTGACAAACAAGTTGCGGGAGCATCTACAGATAATCTTTCCTCGGGAGATAATTCTAAAGAACCTGTATATCCATGGCCACAATTAATCGTTGAAACATCAGGAGAAGATGGTCAAGAAAAATATGAAATTACTTATCCAGGTGACCCTAAGATTATTAATCGAAGTAAGGGGTATTTATTCAATGTTTGGCCAGAAATAGAATTTGTGGAGGAGTTTATTAAAGGTTTTACTGAAAGAACATTACCTCCTGCCGACCCAACGGCAAACTCAAATGAATTGACCCAACCACAAAGGGTTTCATTAGATGCTATCGAATTCCCAATTGGAAATTGGGTTTATGGAAATAAGGAAGAGGTTAAATTTTTCTTTGAGATTTATGAACGAATAATTTTAACATCATACTACTCAAGACTATCAAGGAGTAATGGATTTACATCGGATGCAGATAAGATTACTAATCTGATTGCCGAAGCCGAAAACAATAACATTGTTAAAAGTTTATCAAATGATAATCCTTTTATTATTCAAAAACTAAAAGAGTATGGGTTTAATGCGACTAACTTCCCAACAATCTTAAGACAATTCTCAAATAGCGGATTAGGAGAAAGTTGGCAAAACTATATTAGAGGAATTTTTAATACTCCATACATTAAAAATACTGTTACAAACGGAGGATTCCAATTTATTAATGTGAATATTTTAAATAGTTCTGAATCACAACCATCGGTCTCATTGCCAAATGAAATCGCTATGTCGGAATATATTGAAGATTCCACAACATCAAACAAATTTGATTTAGGTGATACTTTTCCATTTACTAATAGAACTTGGGATAAAACATATTTGGCAAATGGGACAACAATTTTAGATGCTAACGGGGCTCTTAATACTACTAAAGTTTTAAAATATAATCCAAACATAAAATTAATAACAAGTTTTGTTACCACAAACACCCCTAATAGTATTCGACCAATAACTAACTTTGTTTATCTTGCAGGACAAACACCAAATGTTATTAATTCAACGGATTTAAAAACATGGTATCAAAATAGAACTTTTGAAACTCAATTGATTACTGAAGGGAATGTTAGATATTTTAACTATAGTGGGGAGGTTAGCGATAACCAAACTACCTCAATAATGAATACACCATATTTTATCAACTCAATTCAAGAGGGGGTTAAAAATTTCAGAAATAATGATGAACATCCATTCATCGCTTCTGCATATCTTTTCATTAATAGTTTACCATTGGCAACAATGAGGGAGAAGTTTAAAACGTATGATAATAATACCACAACTGATTTAGATTATATTTTTGCGGCTCTTAAGAAATTTGGTGCTGTACATAAATTACCTTACGCATGGATATTAAAGTTTGGGTCTATTTGGCATAGATATAAAATGTATGTTGAAAAAAATATTGATATATTAGATACCTCTTGGACAGGGTTTAGTTATACGACCAATTTTGACCCTGTAACAAGTGCAAATACTCGAAATTATGGGTTAATTATTAATGGAGCACCAATCGATATTGTATTACAAAAAGACACCACTATTGGGTCTGAAATTTCAACATTAATTAATACAGGATTTTATCCTAAATTGATAAACGACTTCAATGTCTTTTGTCAAGGGTATGAAGTTTTTTCAGGGTATACTGATAGTGCAATACAATCAGGGATAACCTCAGGAGTTTCAATTAATTACGTTGATGATGCAATTATTAGTCTTAATGAAGGGTTTGACCCAACAATACCATCAAGAGATTTAAGAATAATTCCTTGGTCGGTTAGTGTTGATACACTAGATAAAAAATATATATATTTGATGCCGTCACAAGGGTCTCTTTTAAATCAAACAAAAAATGAATGTTTTAAACCAAGTGGGTCGTCATACGAAATGAAATTTGAGGTAAACTCAAATCAAGCAATGTATGATGGGTCTGTTAGATTATTTTGGGGAGCACCGAACTACGGATACTTTGATGGGTCAAAACTTAAAAAACCCTCACCGTTTGCGTATATGAAACACATTTTCTCAGGACAAAGCCAACAAGAAAATTTCTCAATAAATGGTGTTGACAAGGATTACTCACAAATGAGTGAAATGTTATCTGTTTTTGAAAAAGATGTTTTAGATGGATTTGAAACAGAGTTTTTAAAATTCTCAAAATCAATTTACGATTATACTCCAAATAATTCAACTAACGATATTGGACAGGCAAACGCTATTGCGGGAGCATTGGGGGTTAGTACTTCTGATGTTTCAAGTACCATATCAAATCAAGCAAATAGTCCTGAAACTGAAACCACTCTAACGTTTAAAAACTTTCAGATGTTATTTAGAAGTTTATTAAAGATACCAAAGGTGACAGGTGATATTGGGTCTAACATTGTAAAAAAAATACAAGACGACCAAACAAATAATATAACTAATATTTTAAGACAATTTTTAAATTATGATGTCGTATTCAAATATGGTAATCCGTCTTTATATGATAAGAAACTATTTTATACTTTTTCATCATTACCATTAACTGACCCATATACTTGGGAACCATATACTGTTATGACACCTAATGCAATACCAACTAATGGTGGGGGAGTGTCACTAATAACATCTAAAACAAACTATCCTAATGAATGGTCAACATTATATACCTATGTGGGATTTTCAGAGATACCTGAATTAGTTTATGATGACAATGGTTCTTATATAACGGATTTTTTTGTGGATTTAAATGTTGCTTTTACGGTGGATAACATTAAATTATTTGCTACAGTAATAAAAATATATGCAACTCAGAAGTTAAACCAATTTCAAAGTAATCCGATTGCACCACCTGACGCACCGATATCATCACCAAGTAAAAAAGTTTCATTTACCACTCTTTTAAGTGGAGACACAATTACGGTTAGACAAGTTGGACCACAAAAAATTTCATATTTATCAAACAAAGAGGGTGTTATATTGTATGAAAGTTTACCAAGCATTTTGCCAACAACCACAGGTAATACTCAAACATTAATAAATGAAACCATCATTGCATTCTTTGGTTCTTTATCTACAGGACCTACTGATAAACAATTCATTGTTGAAACGGTGTTTGCTCGACAAGATGAATATCCCCAAGTACCTAACCCAATAAATAAAGCGGGTGAAGGGGCGTTTTATAAAGCGATGACAAATTATTTATTGGATATTAATAATTTTCAATCAAAAATCGTTAATAATTTAATACCTAAATTACAATCATCGTTACCCACAACAACAATTGGTACTGAAGGTCAAGTCGAGTCTGATTTACAAGGAAACCAACCTAAAGTTGAATTATGGGAAACATTTAAAGCCTTAAATGATAAATGGATTTCAGGAAATGATTTTAAAACAAAAACATTATTTGAAGACGTTTTATTATTAGATAGGGCGAGTAGGAATATTGGAGAAAAAGTTTTAATCGATGTTTACAAATTAAAGGATAGATTATTAAACTTACCTGTAAAAGCGTCTATGTTATCTTTTGTCCAAAGTATTTTAATTGAAAATCATTTTGTGGTAATGAATATCCCATCATATATTAATTTTTATAACGTACAAAATGCGGTGAAAAACCCAATACCAAGAATTGATGGAACCGCAGACTTTGCAAATAATTTGTTTGGCACCTTTTTAAATGTTGATTATAGGGATTCCTCTTCAAAATTGGTTTGTTTTTATGCGGGTAAACCAAGTGAACAATTAGATTTAAAAAATAATGTTGATTATCGTTATAGAAATGATGCGTTTGATTTACGTAGAGCTAGTGATAATCCGTTAGTCGAAAATCAAGTGGGTAAAAAAGATTGGGATAAATCTAATAAGGTGGTCGGATTTAATGTTGATATTGGACCACAAAACCAACAGATATTTAAAAGTTTCCAAGTAGACCAAAGTGCTGGTAAGGCGACTGCGGAAGGGATGGAAATACTAAATCAGATGGCAAATCAAGGTGGAGGTAGAAAAGGGTCAACACAAAGTACATCTTTATATAATTTATATAAAAATAGGAGTTATGGATGTCAAATAACTATGATGGGTAACGCTATGATACAACCTACAATGTATTTTAACTTAAGACATGTCCCAATGTTTAGTGGACCATATATGATATTAAGTGTTAATCATAATATAAGTCCTGGTAATTTTGATACTATTATTGAAGGGGTTAGACAACCTATTGCATCGTTACCTAAAATTGATGCGTATTTACAATCACTTAAAACAAATTTGTTACAATCGATTATTACTAAAAACAAAGAGGCGAAAAAACAATTGACTAAGGATGCAAGTGGAAACGTTATATCTCAAAAAAATAAAGTGGTATCAAACGCTAATGGTAGTAAAGAGTTAACACAGACACAAGCTTGTACTCCCGCATCAGACTATAGTAGATATACCCCAATAACACCACAAAGTAGTAAGGTAACTTTTAAAGAGGTTAAGGATACGATAGTTAATTTATTATCCTCTAGAAACATTCCTGATGATGGTAAATTAAAATACGCGGTGTTTGCAGCATTATATTTAGAGTCAGGAACTTCGACAGGGTTTGAAGCATATGAAAATAATTTTGCGGGTATCGACTTATCAAAATATTGGGGAGAAAAACCGTCAACATATTTCGGAGCACAAAATTATTTTTGTTTAAAATCTGACACAACAACATTACCATACGCATTGTTTGATGATTTAACTAATAATATTACAATTTTATTAGAAAAATGGAAAAACAGTATGGTTGTTTTACCTAATAATTCGGCAAAAGAGATTACTAAATTTTGGATATTATATTTTGGGGCAAAACAAAATGATTCAAATGTTTACACCACTATGGACCCAACTCAATTATCTAATATTGAATCTAAAGTTCAAAAATCTTTAGATATTTGGAATGGAGTCTCGCAGATAGTACCGACACCAACACCGACACCTTCACCAACACCCGTACCATCTAATACTGTTGTACCATTAAATGGTGTTAATTCTTATACTGTGGCAAATCCGCCAATGTTTGAAAAGTTAACGGTTACGGTTAATGGGTCAACAGGGTTATATAATATATTTGGAGCTCATTTCGATTATAATATTGATTCTGAATGTGGGGATGGTAGTGGGACTGGAGCAGGATTTAATAATCTTAATTCGTTAATTTCAAGTAACAAACAAACTTTTACGGTAGATATTGAGACGTTATTAGAGGAGGTAGGGTGTAATATTCTTAGTACATCATCGGCAGATATTAAAGGGACCTATTCGTTTAGTATTACTGTGTTAAGTAAACCCGTTTTAGCTGACGGGACAACTACTGACACTAGCAGAACTGATTTTTATAAATTGTTTCCAGTAACATTTAAATTTACTTAAAAATTTTTAACAGAATAAAGATATTTATATAAAAAAGAAATTATGAATACAAAATTAATTTTAGATAACTACTTAGGTAAAAATACTCGACACACCGAAAAAGATTTAGGTGACGGTAATAAGCAAGTTTGTGATTTAGATACAGGAGATTGTTATACAATCAGAATGAAAGACGGTCTAATCGAAAGAGTGGACAATACTATGTCTAAAAATAAAAAAATCCAAGTTGAGACAACTACTGGAGTAAAACAATTATTAAATGGATAAGAAAATGAAAATAGACGTAAAAATCTTAAATGAAGTCATGAGATATAAGAGTATTAACAATTATATCACTGAGCAAGATGCTACATTACCACCACCGCCTGACGCAGGAGCGGTTCCTCCACCACCTGATGCGGGAGCAGTTCCACCGCCACCTGTTGCGGGAGCAATGCCACCACCACCTGTTGGAGGGGATGTTCCACCTGAATCTGTAGATGTTTCATCTGACCCTGACGTTGAAAAACTTGGAGGTGAAACTAAAAAGTCTAAAGAACTTGATATAACTGATTTAGTTAAATCACAACAAAATGTTGAGAAAAAACAAGAAGAATATTTTGATAATTTATTTAAGCACCTTGAAGGTTTAGAGAGTAAACTTTCTGATATGGATTCAATTATGAATAAATTAAATGACCTTGAAACTAAGGTTGAAAAATATAGAGTAAAAACCCCTGAAGAAAAATTAGAATTGAGAAGTTTGGATTCAGGACCATTTAATCAAAAACTAACCGATTTTTTTGAAGATAAACAAGAAGATATGGAAAAGTCGGGAAAAAATGAGTATATTTTAACCAAAGATGATGTTGAAGCATATTCTCCTGGTGATATTAAAAAAAGTTTTAGAAACTTTGAAAACACCGACACCGATATCGATACTTTTTCGAGATTAAAGTAAATTAACGGTCTTAAGTGACCGTTTTTTTTTCTTTAAATTATTTGACAAAACAAAGGCTGACACTTATACTTAGTAAACAATTAAAACTTATATTATATGGCGACAAACAAATCCCTAGATTCGGTACTAGCACAGTACGAACAATCAAAACAAGGTGGTTATACTTCCACCTCAAAAATATCTCAAGAAGATAGATTGAAAAAGTATTTCGCGGCAATCCTTAAGGATAACGAGAAACAAGGTCAAAAAAGATTAAGAATCTTACCAACACCTGATGGTTCTTCACCTTTTAAAGAAGTATGGTTCCATGAGATTCAAGTGGATGGAAAATGGGTAAAGTTATTTGACCCAGGCAAGAATGACAACGAACGTTCACCTTTGAGTGAAGTTAACGAAGAACTTATGTCTACGGGCAGAGATTCTGACAAGGAACTTGCTAAACAATACAAACCTCGTAAATTTTACATCGTAAAAGTAATTGACCGTGATAATGAGGCGGACGGAGTTAAATTCTGGCGTTTTAAACACAATTACAAAAACGAAGGAATCCTTGACAAAATTATTCCTATTTGGAGAGCTAAAGGTGATATTACAGACGCAACAACAGGTCGTGACATTATCCTTGAATTAACCAAAGCAAAAACCCCAAAAGGGGCGGTTTACACAGTTATCCAAACTGTTATGTATGAAGACGCAGGACCTGTTCACGAAGATGCTGATACTGCAAAATCTTGGATTACAGATGAACTTACTTGGTCTGACGTTTATTCTAAAAAACCTGTAGAATATCTTGAAGCAATTGCACGAGGAGAAACTCCACGTTGGGATAGTGACAAAGGTGGATACTCATATGGAAACTCTGATGAGTCAGAAATTTCTATGGGGGGTAAATCTGAAAAACAACCGACAACTGATTTACAAGCAAATAGTGCACCTGACGAAGACCTCCCATTTTAAGTTATTGAACTTGGACACTTACTAGGACATTGTGTCCATGTATATGTCCAAGTTTTTATTTTTTAACAAAACATTTAACAAATACATAGACAATATGGCAATTAAGAAAAATGACTTTAAGTCAATTAAAGATAAATTCTCAACGTCTGCGAAATATAAACCCCAAAGGTTTTTTGATTTGGGTAATGATTTCTTAGATGCGGTCGGTTTACCAGGACCCGCAATAGGACATTTGAATATGTTTTTAGGTCACTCAGATACAGGAAAAACAACGGCATTGGTAAAGACTGCGGTTGATGCTCAAAAGAAAGGTATACTTCCTGTGTTTATTATTACGGAACAAAAATGGTCGTTTGAGCACGCAAAACTAATGGGTTTTGACTGTGAGCAAGTGGTTGACGAAGGAACGGGAGAATTAGATTGGGACGGATTCTACATATTCAATAATAACTTCAGTTATATTGAACAAATTACAGATTACATCAATAGTTTATTGGATGCTCAAGAGAAAGGAGAGTTAGATTACAGTTTATGTTTTATGTGGGATTCAGTTGGTTCTGTACCTTGTAAAATGACTTTTGAAGGAAAAGGTGGGAAGCAACATAACGCCTCTACATTAGCCGATAAAATAGGTATGGGTATTAACCAACGTATTTCAGGAAGTCGTAAGGCTGATTCAAAATACGAAAACACTTTAATTATAGTGAACCAACCTTGGGTGGAATTACCCGATAATCCATTTGGACAACCTAAGATTAAAGCGAAGGGTGGTGAGGCTATTTGGTTAAACTCTTCTTTAGTATTTTTATTTGGTAATCAAAAAGGTGCTGGGACAACTAAAATAACCGCAACTAAAGATAAAAGAACAATTAAATTTGCGTCAAGAACTAAAGTATCTGTAATGAAAAACCATATTAATGGTTTAGGTTATGAAGATGGAAAAATCATCGTAACACCTCATGGATTTATTGCGGGAAAAGAAGCAACAGAAGAAAAAGCATCTATCGAAAAATACAAGAAAGAGTACGCCGACTATTGGAAAGAAATCATTGGAACAGATGGTGATTTTGATTTAAAAGAAGAAAGAGAACAGTCATAACTATAAACCAACATAAGTGATAAAAACATTATTAGTCGATGGGAATAACCTCCTTAAGATTGGATTTCATGGGGTAAAAGATTTTTATCATAATGGTAAACATATTGGTGGTATATGGCATTTTTTAAATACTATCAGAAGATTTATTGAAGAACAAAATTTTGATAAGGTAGTTGTATTTTGGGATGGAGATGATAATTCTTTAAGTAGAAAACTTCTCTATCCTAGATACAAAGAAAATAGAGTAAAGGAAGTTAATGTTTATAAAGAGACTTCATTTCAGTATCAAAACGAAAGGGTAAAACAATATTTAGAAGAGATGTTTATTAGACAGATAAACATTACTAACAACGAGGCTGATGATTTAATCGCATACTATTGTCAGATTTCTCACAACGAGTTTAAAACCATTTTTTCGTCAGATAAAGACCTTACACAACTTATTTCAGATAAGGTGAGTGTCTATTCCCCATCGGCAAAACAAACGTATAAGAACGGGGATAAAATCAAAATCTACGACTATTCCATTCCACATGAGAACGTAAAAACCTATAAGATATTATCTGGAGATAAGTCCGATAATATTGATGGAATTTATTATTTAGGGGAAAAAACTTTAATTAAATTATTTCCTGAGATACTTGACGAAACGGTTAATATAACCGATATTTTATCAAAGGCTGAAAGATTGTTGTCTGAGGATAAAGACAATACAGTATTAAAAAATCTTTTGTCAGGAAAAACAAAAACAGGAATTTACGGAAACGAATTTTTTGAAATCAATGAAAAAATTGTAGACTTATCAAACCCATTAATTACCGATGAAGGTAAAACACTCGTAGAATTATATTATACAGAATCTTTAGACCCAGATGGGAGAGGACATAGGAATATCATTAAAATGATGATGGAAGATGGGTTTTTTAAGTATCTACCTAAAGGGGATAATAATTGGGTAAACTTCTTGACCCCATTTTTAAAATTAACAAGAAAAGAAAAGAAAAATTATAAACAAAAATAATAATGATTATGAAAAACCAAGAAATAACAAAGTTAGAATTTTTAATGATGGTTAACGACAACATCATTGTCCAAAGATTTTTTAACGTAAGAAATTATAACTCTGATGCGAAAAATTCGCTTGAGTTATATGAGTATCTTTATGAGTTAAAAGAATCTTTAGAGTATGAGTTAAAAATGAAGTCGACAATTTATTTGTTGGAGAATTCTTACGAGATTACACATAACCCAATGATGCTTGAAACATCAAATACTGACGGTCCTGAAAAATTTAACATTTTTATTAAGGATGGAGACATGACAATTTGTCATAGACAGATGGATGCAAAAATCTTCCCGCCAAAGATAAGATACACCGTAGACATACGCCCTCATATAAAAAGTATACTTTCGGAATTAACTGACATTTTTTCAAGAGAAAATTTAACGTACGAGTACCTTGGAATTCCGACTAATGTCTAATATTTATTTTAAACAATACTAAACACACATGGCGTCAAACAAAAATTTTGATTATCTAGGAAGCACTTTTCAGATACAATTATTAAACCAAATCATCGTTGATAAAGACTTTTCAAGGTCAATTATTGATGTAATTGAGAATAATTATTTTGAAAATAAATATTTTAAGATAATTATTCAAATGGTTAAGGAGTATTACTCTAAATACGAACACACACCAACGTTTGATACTTTAGAACAAATTACAAAATCAGAACTACAACAAGAATTAGCGTCTAAAATTGTCTTAGATACTTTAACAAAAATTAAAGATGCTCCGACTGATGGACAAGAATTTGTTCAAGAGAAAGCGTTGAAATTCTGTAAACAACAAGAATTGCAGAAGGCGATTACAAAGGCTCAAAAAGTAATTGACGGTGGTGAGTTTGAGAATTACGATACTTTGGAAACACTCGTTAGAGAGGCGTTACAAGTTGGTGAGAGACAAGATGGTATGGAAGACGTTTTTAACAACTTAGATGAGGTTTTAAACGAAGATTATAGACATCCAATACCAATGGGTATCCCAGGTATTGATAGACTCTTAAAAGGTGGTTTAGCACGAGGTGAAATCGGTGTAATATTAGCACCAACAGGTGTTGGTAAGTCAACATTGTTAACTAAAATCTCAAATCACGCATTTAATTTAGGTTATAATGTTCTACAAATATTTTTTGAGGACAACCCTAAAATTATTCAAAGAAAACATATCACATTATGGACGAAAGTGCATCCTGATGAGTTAACTACGAAGAAAGAAGAAGTAATGGCTAAAGTCAAAGAGATTAAAGATTCTATGGAGAATAAGTTAATACTTAAAAAATTACCATCTGATACCGTAACTATGTTACAAATCAAAGGACAAATTAGAAAAATGATTGCTGACGGTATTAAGATTGACATGGTATTACTTGATTATATTGATTGTGTGGTGCCTGATAAAAATTTAGGTGACGAATGGAAGTCAGAAGGTTCGGTTATGAGAGGTTTTGAATCTATGTGTCATGAGTTAGATTTAGTTGGTTGGACTGCGACTCAAGGTAACAGAAGTTCAATATCTTCAGAGGTAGTTACCACAGACCAAATGGGTGGGTCAATCAAGAAAGCTCAGGTTGGACACGTAATCATTTCCGTGGCAAAATCACTACAACAAAAAGAAATGAAATTGGCGACAATTGCTATTACTAAATCAAGAATTGGTGATGACGGTGTTGTATTTGAAAACTGTAAATTTGATAACGGTATGTTAGATATCGATACAGAATCATCAGTGACATTCTTAGGTCTTGAAGAACAGACAGAAGAAAGAAATAGACAACGAATTAAGGATTTGATTGATAAAAGAAAAGAAAGAGAAAAACAATAACCAAAAAAATAAAAAAATAAGAATTAGTAGAACTATGGACGCATCACAAAAGATTTTATCGGACTTAACAGTCTATATGAAGTACGCAAAATTTGTACCTGAATTAAACAGACGTGAAACTTGGGAAGAATTAGTAACCCGAAACATAAACATGCACATTAAAAAATACCCATCACTTGAAAGTGAGATTAAAGAGGTGTATAAGTTGGTGTATGATAAGAAAGTATTACCCTCAATGAGGTCAATGCAATTTGGTGGAAAACCAATTGAAATATCACCAAACAGAATTTATAACTGTGCTTATTTACCAATCGACCACTTGGACGCATTTTCTGAATCGATGTTCCTATTATTAGGTGGAACAGGTGTTGGTTACTCAGTACAAAAACACCACGTAGAAAAATTACCTGAAGTTAGAAAACCAAGTGAGAACAGAAAAAGACGATACTTAATTGGGGACTCAATCGAAGGATGGGCGGACGCAATTAAAGTATTATTCAAATCCTATTTTGGAGAACAAGTATCAACACCTGATTTTGATTTCTCAGATATCAGACAGAAAGGAGCTCAACTTGTAACATCAGGAGGAAAAGCACCAGGACCTCAACCACTTAAAGATTGTTTACATAAATTAAAAGGAATTTTAGAATCAAAACAAGATGGAGACAGATTAACACCTATTGAAGTTCATGATATGGTTTGTCATATTGCTGACGCAGTTCTTGCAGGAGGTATTAGACGAGCGGCATTAATTTCATTGTTTAGTGCTGATGACCAAGAAATGATTTCTTGTAAGTCAGGTAATTGGTGGGAAACAAATCCACAAAGAGGTAGAGCAAATAACTCAGCGGCGTTATTAAGACATAAAATTACCCAAGAATTTTTCATGGATTTATGGAAACGTATTGAGGCGTCAGGAGCAGGTGAACCAGGAATTTATTTTACAAATGATAAAGATTGGGGAACAAACCCTTGTTGTGAAATCGCACTAAGACCTAATCAGTTTTGTAATTTATGTGAAGTAAATGTTTCTGACATTGAATCACAAGAAGATTTAAATAACCGTGTTAGAGCGGCGGCTTTTATTGGGACATTACAAGCGGGTTACACTAACTTCCATTATTTAAGAGATATTTGGAAAAGAACAACTGAGAAAGACGCATTAATCGGTGTTTCTATGACGGGAATCGGTTCTGGAGTAGTTTTAGGTTATAACATGAAAGAGTCGGCAAAAATTGTTAAAGAAGAAAACGAAAGAGTGGCTAAATTAATTGGTATTAATAAATCTGCAAGAACTACGACAGTAAAACCTGCGGGAACAACATCATTAACTTTAGGTACATCTTCAGGAATTCATGCTTGGCATAACGATTATTATATCAGAAGAATTCGTGTTGGAAAAAATGAGTCTATTTACCAATATTTGAGTAAGTTTCACCCTGAATTAGTTGAAGACGAATTCTTTAGACCTCACGATACTGCAGTAATTTCGGTACCGCAAAAGGCACCTGAAGGAGCGATATTAAGAACGGAAAGTCCATTCCAATTATTGGAAAGAGTTAAAAAAGTAACTCAAGAGTGGGTTAGACCAGGACATAGAGGAGGTTCAAATATGCACAACGTATCGGCAACAATTAGTTTGAAGGCGGAAGATTGGGGGTTAGTGGGAGAATGGTTTTGGAATAATCGTGATTTCTATAATGGATTATCAGTATTACCTTACGATAATGGTTCTTACATCCAAGCACCATTCACTGATTGTACAAAAGAAGAGTTTGAATTACTTTATTCAAAATTACATTCGATTGATTTAACTAAAGTTGTTGAACATTCTGATGAAACAAACCTAAGTGGTGAAATCGCTTGTGGGGCTGATGGATGTGAGATAAAATAATCTTTAAAATGAGTGAGGTAAAAATATCGTGGGGAAATAATGTAACGATAACATACCAAGTATTGTTAGCGTTTTATAATCAGAGAAAGAAGAATTAAATGAATATAAACGCATCTAACGATTGGATTGTCCGATTACATATTAAAGAAATAACTCCCAAAAACAAACTTTTACCTACCGATTTTTATTGGGAACAAGGTAGAATAGTGATGACGGAAAGTTATCATAAACGAAGGGGTAGTTGTTGTGGGAATGGTTGTTTACATTGTCCATATGAACCAAAACACAAAAAAGGAAATGTGGTTCTTAATATAAAATAATTACTAATAAGAAAATCACGGCATATGTCGTGATTTTTTATTTTATATCTATTCACCGAAAATATTGTAACACTATATTTATAGTATATGGCAGAAGGAAAAACATATGGAATTAACTTCCCTTTTAGAGATTCTTTAAAAGGTAATTATCTTTCGTTATCACAAGATGGTGACCAAGAGGTTAGAGCAAATTTAATTCATTTATTATTAACTAGAAAAGGTACAAGATATTATTTACCTGATTTTGGGACAAGACTTTATGAGTATATTTTTGAACCTATGGATGGTCCGACATTTTCAGATATTGAAGCGGAAATAAGAGACTCGGTTTCTGAATATATTCCAGGAATTACTATAACAAAAATAAGTGTAACTGCCGCGTCTGATGGGGAAGAAGATAAAGGAACCTACGTCCAAGGAGACGTAAGAGTTTATCGAGTTCCTGGTATAAGTGAGAAAGAACATACCGCTAAAATTAAAATTGATTATATAATTACAGATTCGGCATTTAATCAGAGTGATTTCGTAATCATTAATATTTAATAATATATGGCTAATAAAAAAATATCGTATACGACAAGGGATTTTCAGTCAATAAGAACTGAGTTAATTAATTTTACCCGAACATACTATCCCGAGTTAATTGACAATTTTAATGATGCGTCAGTGTTCTCAGCGTTATTGGACTTAAACGCCGCAGTTAGTGATAACTTACAATTCAATATTGACCGAAGTATTCAGGAAACTGTTTTACAATACGCCCAACAAAGGTCATCAATCTTTAATATTGCAAGAACATATGGATTAAAAGTGCCGGGTCAAAGACCTTCAGTTGCTTTAGTCGATTTTTCGATTACAGTACCTGCTTTTGGGGATAAAGAAGATTTAAGATATTGTGGTATTTTAAGAAGAGGTTCACAAGTTAGTGGTGCGGGTCAAGTATTTGAAACGGTTTACGATATTGATTTTGCGTCGGCAATTAATGCAGATGGATTCCCAAATAGATTAAAAATACCTAATTTCGATTCAAATAATAAATTACTTAATTATACCATTGTAAAACGAGAGACGATTGTTAATGGTATTACTAAAGTTTATAAAAGAGTGATGACACCTAACGATGTTAAACCATTCTTTGAAATGTTCCTACCTGAAAAAAATGTTTTAGGGGTAACAAGTGTTTTATTAAAAGACGGCACACAATATGCTAACATGCCTTCATCACAAGAATTTTTAGGTTTAGATAATAGATGGTATGAGGTTAAAGCATTAATTGAGGATAGAGTTTTCATTGAGGACCCCACTAAAGTTTCTGACCAACCTGGAATTAAAGTTGGTAGGTATATTACAACAAGTGATAAGTTTATAACTGAATATACTCCTGAAGGATTTATGAAAATGACTTTCGGTGGTGGTACACAATCGGCTGATGAACAATTACGAGAATTCGCAAGAAACGGATATAATTTAAATCTTTACAAGTACTCTAATAACTTAGCGTTAGGTAGTACGGTTAAAGCTAATACAACTATGTTTATACAATATAGAATTGGTGGTGGTACAGGAAGTAATTTAGGTGTTAATGTTATCACACAAATTGGTACGGTTTCTTTCTTTGTTAATGGTCCATCAGATTCTGTAAATACAAGTGTTGTTAACTCATTAAGTTGTATTAATGTTACTGCGGCAATTGGTGGGGCTGCGTCTCCAACAACGGAAGAAGTTAGAAATTTAGTTAGTTTTAATTTTTCAGCACAAAATAGAGCGGTTACTGTAAACGATTACGATTCTTTAATTCGAACAATGCCATCACAATTCGGAGCACCTGCTAAAGCGGCAATTACTGAGGAAAATAATAAGATTAAAATTAAAATGTTATCTTACGATGATTCGGGTAAATTAACTGAAATCGTGTCGAATACTTTAAAAAATAATGTTGCGAATTACTTATCTAACTATAGAATGATTAATGATTATATCTCAGTTGAGACTGCGAGTGTTATTGATTTATCTATGAACCTTGACGTTGTTTTAGATAATAGTCAAAATCAAGGGGCGGTAATTTCACAGATTGTTAATATAGTGTCAACTTATTTTGACCCTTCACATAGACAGATGGGTCAAAATGTTTATATTTCAGAAATTAGAAGACAAATACAAAGTGAGAATGGGGTAATCTCGGTTTCAAGTATACAAGTATTCAATAAAGTCGGAGGACAATACTCATCATCTCAAACATCCCAAAAATATTTAGACTCTGAAACACGAGAAATTGATTTGATTGATGAAACAATTTTTGCCGAACCAAGTCAGACATACCAAGTCAGATTTCCGGGTAAAGACATCAATGTAAGGGTTAAGAATTTAAAAACAGTTAATTTCTCCTGATAATTTATTTTATTAAAAAATGATTTATCTTTTTGAAAGTAGCATATAAACTATTTATCAAAAAAGATTAATAATGTCGAATTCATATAGAATAAGAACTCAAATAGGTGTAGATAAGTCAATTAAGGTTTTAATTGACCAAGAATTTGAATATCTTGAAATTTTATCACTTAAAGTATTACAGAGTCAAATTTACACAAGACAGTGTTCTGATTACGGAGTAATTATTGGTAGGGTTAGTGCAAATGATGGTTTTGGTATACCTAACGCCAAAGTATCAGTCTTTATTCCGTTAACTAACGAAGACATCACAAATCCAATCATTTCTGACTTATATCCCTATAAAACTTTATCTGAATTAAATGAAGACGGATATAGATATAATTTATTACCATATCTACCGTCATATAGTAATCACTCTCCCACAGGAACTTTTTTCGATAAACATGATGTATTAGTTGACCCGACATTAATTGAAGTTTATGACAAGTACTTTAAATATACTGCAAAAACTAACGATAGTGGTGATTACATGATTTTTGGTGTTCCTACTGGGTCACAAACAATCCATGTCGATGTTGATTTATCAGATATTGGAGAATTTTCATTATCGCCTCAAGATTTAATTCGGATGGGTGTTGCCACTCCCGCTCAAGTTGCGGGAACAAAGTTTAAAAGTTCTGCTAATTTAAATGAGTTACCTCAGATTGTCACAATTAACCGTGTTATAGAAGTTGAACCATTATGGGGTCAACCTGAGGTGTGTAATTTAGGTGTGACAAGAACCGACTTTGATTTAACTGATGAGGCAAATATTACCATAACTCCAACATCAATTTTTATGGGGTCAATTATATCAAATGCTGAAACTCAATTCCAAAAAAGAAGTTGTAAACCAAAATTAAAACAAGGTAACTTCTGTAGTTTAGTTGCGGGTCCTGGAGAAATTTTGGCGATAAGACAAACCATTGCTCAAGATATTAATGGACAACCTATTTTAGAAACTGTTTCATTAGAAAGTGGAGGACAAGTTATTGATGAAAATGGTACTTGGTTAATAGATGTTCCGATGAATTTGGATTATATCATAACAAATGAATTTGGTGAAAGAGTTTTATCGAATGACCCTAATAAAGGTATACCGACTAAAGGAAAGTATCGATTTAAAGTTAAGTGGAATCAATCACCTTCATTAAGTGAGGCAATTAAACGAGGTTATTTTTTAGTTCCTAATGTTCGAGAATATGGGTGGACAACTTCTGATACTGACCCATTAAAAACAGGTATTGGATATGCCACTGCGATTAAGTCATATGCCTTTAGTTTAGATTGGAATGATTATGCTGACGTACAGGCGGCAATTAATTGTGAGGACACATTTTATGAGATGTTGTATAACAAAGTGTATACCGTGTCACAGATGATAGACCAATATAGAAAAGGATATCTTCCAAATAGAATGATAACAATAAAAAACATTTTGGATGATTCTTGTGAAAGTGAAAATGTTAAATTTCCAACAAACGATTCATTTTTAAGATTTGACATTATATATCTTTTATTTGTTATTATGATGTTTGTTTTTAAACCTATTCTCATTTTATTATTAATTATTTCACATATTTTAGCTTGGTTATTGAAGTATATTTTAGGGCCAATCTTAGCGGTTGTTGTGGCAATTGTTTTTAGTATAATCGCCTTTATATGTCCCATTATAAGCGCAATTATAGATGTTATTAATGTTTTTGGTGCGGGTATAGAATTTGGACCTTGTCCCGACTTTAAAGACATGAAGAATCTAATTAAAAAACTGGTAACTTTATGGAAAACATTTACTCATTTACGTTTACCTAATTTATCTTATCCCGATTGTGAGTTATGTGCGTGTAAGGAGGGTGATACTATTGATGGAGATGTTCAAGATGATTCCGCTGAAGGAGTTAATACTGAAGAAATT